ATGAGGTGATTTTAATTTTATTATTGAATTTGTATTATTAAATAATGAAGATATACAATTAGTTGTTGATGGATTATCGATATAATATGTACTATTTATATAATATGTTCCGTATCCATTAATTCCTAAATTATCAGTTGATATATCTGCTAAAATCGAATATTTTTCAATTAAATTAATATCATATAAATTAATTGCTGATTCTTTTCCAAAAATTTGTATTTCATTAAAATTAATCATATATCCATGCGTACCACCAACATTTTTATTAAAAGTAAAACCTATATATAAATAATTTATATTAAATGATGCATTTAATACTTTTGTATATATTCCATTTGAATAATCACTCGCTGTTAATCTTGTCGATTGAGATGCTTCTTTAATTTCTATAAAAGTAATTCCATCATTACTTCCATAACATTTCCATTCTCCTGGTGCTCTTGATGTTAATGAGGGTCTATCTTTAAAAATAAACTTTGTTAAAATTATAGATACCGGTAATTTAATAATAATCCAATCACCTTTATAATCACTAACAATATAATTACTTCCAATATATAATCCATCCGGATTACTATATTGACTTACTGCATAAGCAGAACCTTCGCCATCATTAAAATTAAAATTAAAAAACAAATTTTTTAAAAGAGAACCATAAGTAGTTGATGAATAAATAATATAATCTCCACTTCCATATGTTATATTATTATTATTATTTATTGATATTGTTTGCTTATAATAATTAGTTGGTAATATATTTTGTAATTCACCTGTTGATACTGTTTCTCCTGATGCTGAATCAAATACCTTTGGTGGATATTGTCTTTCTGGCATATCTTGATTATTTTTTATAATTAATATTTCAAATGTATCCTTCGAATTTGGCAATACGATTCTTGGAAAATTCATATAATTACCACCACTGGCAAATTTTTCAATTTTCTGAGTAGTATTATTAATAATTATAAATGTTATAAATATTATTATTAAAACTACTATTATTAATGTTAAAAAAAATAATTTATTATTCATATCTATTAATGATAATTATATTTTTCTATATTCTAATTTTCCATATATAAAAGATATTAATATCTTTTTTAATAATACCATAGATATTATTATTATGGTAATGATAAATTATATTATCATAATATTTATCATAATAATTAATAAATAAAAAACTATTAATTAACTTTTTACATAAATATATTTGAAGATTTATTAAATCAATATCTTTATCTAATTTAATAATTTCGCATTTATTTTTATTACTAATAATATAATTAACAAAACTATCTAAATCCATATTTTCAATTGATTATATTAATATATATATTTTTTCTTAAGATAAATAATCTTCTATTATAAATGAAACTGTTAAATTAGAATTAGGAGAAACCAAAGATAAATAATTAAAACTTAATGAATCAATATCATATCTTAATAATGTTATATAAGAAGGCAATATTCTATCTAAATTATAATTTTCAGGTGTTCCAATTGCACAAATATTCAAATTTGGTTTGGGTGTTGGTATTTGTGGATATGTTGTTTGAATAATTGGATTACTTGACATATAAATATCATATTGCAAAATATTGGGTACACCTATACTAAATGTTTCAAAACTACAATCAGATGAAAAACATTTAATATTAAATGCGCGATAACAAACACTATTTTGACCAATTGTATTAACTAAATTACGAGTTATTGTTGTCAAATCAATATCATATTTAAAATAAGTAGTTGAATTATAAATAATAGGATCAGCTACTAAATTATCTTTAATAACACAATTAAATCCAAATTTCTTTTTTAAATTAAAATTATTTATATTTAAATTACTTAGATTATCTAATTTAACATATACATTACTTAAATAACTAGAATTTTCTTTAATTAAATTATTAACATTTAATTCACCATTAATATTTAATTTAAAATTTTCAGAATTTACAGTGCCAATGCCTATATTACCATTATTATCAATCCGCATTAATTCATTTGTTCCTCCACCTGAATAAAATAAATGTCTTCCATTATTTGTAGTATAATATTGTATATCTCCTGTATTATCTGTTTTATTAAAACCATTTATTAATATTCTTGTATTAAACGAAGTTAAAGTAAGATTACTAGTTCCAATAACAGTATAATCAATTGCATTATTTGCAATTCTCAATCTACCACCATCACCAATTTGAAAAATATTATTAGTATTAGATGTAGCAATACCAATATTGCCACTTGAATTAATTAATAAAGATGGAACAGATGATGTTGATTTATTACCTGAATTTAAAATAATATTATTTCTCGATTCTATAAATATATTATTTTTATAATTATCCGATATATTTGTTCCTCCAATACCTATATATCCAAAATTATTAGCTGCGTCGTTATTTGTAAATTTAATTCTTGAATATCTATTTTGAGATGTATTATTAATAGTTAATTGATCATCTATTGTTGATGAATTTAATGTTAAATCTCCACTTAAAGAAATTGGAAAACTATTATTTTGAACAATATTACTATTTAATATTGTAGATCCTGAAACAATAATATTACATGTATATAAATTACTAGCATTTGAACTAAATAATGATCTTAATGTCGTTGTTTGTATATTTGAATATGCTATAATATTACTACTTGATATAATATTACCACCAACAATTAATGTTTTATTTGTATCTGTAATATTTCCAAGATTAAAAACAGTCCCGCTAAAATTATAACTACCATTTTGAACAATATTACCAGTTAATATTAAATTACCTATATTACTAATATTACCAAAATTATTAATGTTAGATGAATTAATATTATTTGTTATAACATTACATGTGCAAGATATATTTGATGTTGCAATTATAGAACCATAGACATTTAATTGTTTTGTATTATCAAGTGGATTAATACCTATATTAATACTATTTGATGATATTAATGATGTACAATTAATATTACCATTAACATTTAATTTAATATATGCAGAATTTATAGTTCCTATTCCCACATTTCCATTACTATCAATTCTCATTATTTCTCTTTGTGTTGCACCACTGGAATAAAACAAATGATTTCCTGAATTAGTTGAAAAATATTGGATATCTCCTTTATTAGTACTATTATTAAATGCATTAATTATTATTCTTGTATTTGAATCATTATTAATCTCATTTATAGTTCCAATAACTGTATAATCAGTAATATTATTTGCAATTCTTAATCTACCGCCATCACCAACTTGAAGAATATTATTTATTGATGTATTTGTTCCAATACCAACATTTCCAATAAATGATGATTTATTTAAAACATTTAAACTTGCTGAATTAATATTAAAAAGTCCAGTACCTCTATGTGTAAAATCTCCACCTTCACATATAACAGCACCATTAATTAATGTACTATTTTCAATATATACATTATTTTCCAATGTTGATGCAGGAAGTGTTGAACCAAATGGACCAATTCTAACAAGACCATTTAAAATAGTTGTAAAATTTACATTTAAATTTGATGTATTTAAATTTGATTCAACATTAACATTCCCATTAACATTTAATCTATAATCTTTACCATTATTTGTTATTGTATTAATTAAAATTGGATTATTAAAAGTATTAAAAGAACCACCTGATGATATTTGAGTTAATACTCCATTAATAGTTGTATTTCCATTTACATATAATTTCTGATTAACAACTGAAGCTGTACCAATTCCAACATTTCCATTATTATTAATTATTAATGAATTATCAGGAGCATCAGAATGAATATAAAATTGTTTTTTCCAGGTTCTTGTAATTGCATCAGAAGTTCCAAAATCACCCAATATAAAATTAAAATCTGAATCATATCCAAATTTAAAATTGCGATTATTAGTATTATTATTTTTAGAAATGATTAATGTCCCATCACTATTATTAATATTAGGATTGCCAATATGTAAATTTCCGAATGGAGAACTATTAGCAATTCCAATATTTCCATTATTATTAATTATTAATGAATGTTCAGGTGCATTAGAATTAATATAAAATTGTTTTTTCCAGATTCTTAAAGATTCTTCAGAAGTTTCAAAATCACCAAATGTAAAATTAAAATCAGAGTCATATCCAAATTTAAAATTGCGATTATTTACATTATCATTTTTAGAAATTATAAAAGTTCCATCACTATTAATATTAGGATTTCCAATATGTAAATTTCCTAATGGTGAAGTTATTCCAATACCTATATTTGAATTAGCATAAATATTAGAAGATGAATAGATATGACCATTAACATCTAATTTATAAATATCAGATGTATTACCAATACTTATATTTCCAGAATTATTTATTCTCATTTGCTCATTTGAATTATTTGTATAAAAAATATGACCTCCTGTAGCTGCTGAATATTCTATTCTTTTATTTAATCCACCATTTAAATTTATTTTTGTATTAGTATTATCATCATTATCATTTAATCCAATTAATGCATAATCATTATCAGAAGGACCTATTTTAAATTTTCCACCACTGCGAATTTGAAATAATGCGGTTGGATTAGTTACACCAATACCTACATATTTTAATGCATTCATACATAATATATCAGGTTTTAGATCAGCAATTGTTGAAAAATTTGATGTAGCCCAAGATATATAATTATCATTAAAACTATTGCCTTGATGATTATAATAATTATAAAATCCATTTTTATAAGTTGCATTTTTACCTATGAATGATGCTATTTTTCCATCTTTTTCTAAAACAGACGAAGCATTCCAAATTCCAATTGCATCACTGAATGATTGAATATTTAAAGATGCATTTAAATTTGTAGAAGTTCCAATGCCAATATTTCTGGCTGCATGTATTATACCATTAACACTAATTATATTAGAAACATTTATATTAGATGTAAAGATATTTGAAACATTAAGATTTGAAAAAATATACATATTATTAGATGCATAAATATCTGATTTGAATGTATTTGAATTATTTGCATCACTTTGATTTATACATCCTGTAACATTAAAATTGCCATTTATAAATAATTTTTGATTAGATGTATTATTTATAGTATTTATGCCAATATTTCCATTTGAACTAATCATAAATGAATGTTCAGGTGCATTAGAATGAATATAAAATTGTTTTGTCCAGGTTCTTGATGATTCTTCAGAAGTTCCAAAATCACCAAAAACAAAATTAAAATCTGAATCATAACCAAATTTAAAATTGCGATTACTTGTATTATTATTTTTAGAAATTATTAAAGTTCCATCACTATTTGAATAAGGAGTTCCAATATGTAAATTTCCTAATGGTGAAGTTATTCCAATACCTATATTTGAATTAGCATAAATATTAGAAGATGAATAAATATGACCATTCACATTTAAAATATATGGTGATAAATCATTAATAGTACCAATACTAACATTAGATAAACTATAAATATTATTACCAGAATGAAAAAAAGATTTTTTATTTTCATAACCATAATATTTAAGTTGCTGAATGCTTACAGTAGCTGAAGCAATTGTTGATGTAATTATTAATTTGTAGAATTTATATTCAGTTATATTATTTGGTATTTCAATAGTAGCTTTCCATAACTTATTTAAGCTATCTTCTAATTTATAATCTTCAATATTAATTGTAATATTATTTAATAATATATCCCAAGTAAAATAATTGGCATTATATTGTGCTTGTGATTGTGTTAAAACATTCTTATTAGTTGCAATTAAATATATATTTTTAGGTGATTTATTTATATCAATACTAGCTTCAGTACTTATATTTTTAACAATAATATCGATTTTTGTTGCAATAAATTTTTCAGAATAATATAATAATATTGAATGACCATATAATAATAGAGGGTGTGATACTCCTACTAATATTATTCTAGTTGATAAATCAACTAGAGATTGTGGAAAATTAAATGAATTATTAATATTAATATAATTTGCACCATACCCAATATTTGTTTCCCATGGTATTGAAGTATTATCATGATTAAATAAATTTAATGCTGAAAATAATTCACTTGAACTAATATTACTTGAACTAATATTACTTGAACTAATATTACTTGAACTAATATTACTTGAACTAGTATTACTTGATATTGTATTTAATAAACTAGTTGAAGATTGTAATATATATAATCCATTACCATTTTCAGAATTTGAAATAATATTAGAAAATGAATTAATAAATTTTGAAGATGAATTAGGAGGATATAAATTTAAGGTTGTAAATTGAGATTTAATTCTATCGATTTTTTTATCATAATTAGAAATATCATTATTATAAATGTTTGATGATATATAAATATCATTTAATGATATATTACTTTCATAAATAATACCTGATGATTTTATAACAGATGCATTTAATGTACCTCCTATAGTTATAATATCATGAATATTTGTTGATGGATCAGCATTAAAACCAAAATTGCTATTATTATATTTAAAAGGGACTTGTAAAATATTTGAATAATATACACTTAAAGTATTATTAGTTGCTAATCTTTCAATAATACCAGCAATTGTTGATAAAGGTATTTGAGAATATACATTATCTATACTATTTTGCAAATTATCAATATCACCTGATGAAGCATACAATTTATTTGCTTCTGTAAATATACTATTATAATATACATTATCAATATAATTTTTATTATAATAATTAAGTGTTGCATCAGCAGATGTTAAATATCTTGGTATTGTAGATACATCAATATTACTAAAACTAATATTTGTAATAAATCTACCATCACCATCAAAAAATTTTGATTTTATTCTACCTAAAACATTTAAATATAAATTATTAAAATTATCTGGATTATTATTACCTAATTGAATGATATTTGCAACATTTGCATTATTTAATCGAATAGTTGTTAATAATCCATCACTGCTAATTTGTCTAAACCAAATATTTTCATTGTTAAAAGTTGCAATAGATAAATATGTGCTTGCTGCATTTGCTTGTGTTAAATAAATAGATGAAATATTTATTCCATTAACAAAATAATTAGTTGAATTTAAAGAACCATTAACATTTAATTTAAATATAATATTATTAGTATTAGTATTAATAATAGTTGTAGTAGAACCAATAGATACAGATGATGCTAAATTAGTTAAATAAACTGTATTATTATTAACAGTCCAATTATTTAAATTCATTAAATTTGGAGCATTTAAAGTAATATTATTATAATCCAAATTATTTATATTAGATCCTATATTAGTAACAATAGATGAAGCATTTAAAGATCCTTGAATATTAACTTTATAATCATCAGTTATTGTAGTATTAATACCTATATTTCCAGATCCAGAAATAAATAAAGAATTATTAGGTGCATTATTATTAATTGAAAATTGCGATTTCCATAATTTAGTTGTATTATCATAATTCCCCATAATAAAATTATAATTATCGTCATCATCATTATCGTCATCATCATAACCTAATTTAAAATTAAAATAATATGATGATGATGAATAATTTTTAGATAAAACAATAGTTCCATCACTACCTGATATATCGGGTGATCCAATATGAAGATATCCATAAGGATTTAAATTTCCAATACCAACACTCGAAATATTTGAATTTAGATCTGTATATAAAACTTTAGATGCAGTATTGAATAACCAACAATTTTTATTTAAAGTTAAATAAATATTATCTAATTCAATATTATTTCTATAAATTAATGATGCATTAATTGAACCATTAATATTAACTTTATAATCTTGCGCATTTGTTGTACCAATACCGATATTTCCATTATTTAATATTCTTAATCTTTCGATATTAGTTGTCTTAAATATTATATTATTATTGCCGGTGACATTAAAAGACATATTATTATTATTGCTCGTATAAAATGTATCATTTGCATTTAATGCACCATTAATAATTATACCATTTAAATTAGTAAATCCATTATTTACATGTAAACAAAAATTACTTGTTGTCCATTGATGATTTTGAGTAAATCTAACAAATGGTTCATTTGATGTTGAACCGTCTATTATAATTTTGGGTGTAAATTGAATTTGAGACATTATATTATTAATAGTAAATAATTAATATTAAAAAAATATTATATAATAGAATATAATATATAAATGAATTTAATAGATAAAATGGTTAATTTAGATATTTTTGATAAATATTTAACAGTAAAAGGAGGTTCTATATCATTAAAATCAAATATAGCTAAAATAACAATGCGTCAATTTATATTTAAGTTAATAAAAACTTTTAAAAAAGATTTTAATAAAAAAAAGAGAGGAGGAGTGGCTGATATATATAATGATTCATCAATTTCTTATAGTACAAATATCAGCGATTTAACATTTGCCAAATTTAAATTTGATGATTATACATTACCTGTTAGAGATATATATTAATAAACTTCATTTATATTATTATTTTCATATGCTTTATATTTAGTATCATCTAAATAATATACTTTTTTTTCTTGATAACCATATCTTTCTAATATTGTTATCATTTTTCTAGAATATTCAATAAAATTTGCTATAGATATCTTAATTTCATTAAATGAATCAAATCCATAATAATATTTCATTTTTAATGGTAATATTAAATAAATTGAATATAATTCTTTTATTATTGTATTTCTCAATAATAAAAATGTAGTAAAATATTTATTAATATCATATCTATCCGCTAATATAAACATATAAATCTTATAAAATTTATCAATATAAAAAATTATATTTGTATATTTAGATGAATCATATCTTTTCATAAATCTTATATTTATTATTATATTAAACAAATTTTTATCTTTATGCAAATATTTAATTTCATTTGGAAATTTCTTTAAATAATAATTAACATCGCTTAAATATTGTCTCTCTTTTATATCATTATTTATAGATGAAATTAAATTTTTATCTGTTAATTTATTATTATCATTATAATCATTAATTTTATTAAAATAGAAATAACTTATTATAAAAATTATTATTATAGTTAATAATATATTTAATTTTTGATTTGATATTAAAAAATATATAATAGATAATATTATAATTGCAACATAATAATTATAATACCACATTTTATATTGTAACCCCGTCTATAAAATATATAACAAAAGATAATATTATAAATATTATTCCCACATAAAATATTCTATCATTTTTAAAAATTATATTAAAAATATTATTATATAATTCTTTATAATTATTATTATAATAAGTGTCATTTGTTAAAAATACAATATCATTTATAATATCAATAATTGTTTGTATTGTATTTGCATATATTTCGCCAACATTTAATTTTGTAATATCAATAATTTCTGCCATCATATATTTATTAAATATATTAAATAACATTCATTAAATCAACTGATGACATTACACTTCTACGACAACAATATCGAATTAATCCTAAATTATCTAATATTTCTTTAGTATGAATATCATTAAAAAATTTTAAATCATTATCTCTTTTATTATCAATTGCTGCTAATTTTTCTTTTTCTTGTTGATAATAATCAAATTTATCAGCAATTATTTTTGAACAAGTAAAACAACGAATTGGAATAATCATTATAATTATTATGTACTATAATTATATCATTTTTTTTTATATAATAATATTATAATGGATAATTTACAAATATTAAGATATATTACTATGCTTGAACAGCGATTAAAAGTTATTGAAAATAATGGTCCAAGTACCGCTAATAATTCAATTATACCAACTGATTTAAATGAAGTTTATGCCCGTTTAGCGGCGGTTGAATCACGTCCAGTGGTTGATTTAAATGAAGTTTATGCCCGTTTAGCGGCGGTTGAATCACGTCCAGTTGTTGATTTAAATGAAGTTTATGCCCGTTTAGCGGCAGTTGAATCACGTCCAGTGGTTGATTTAAATGAAGTTTATGCCCGTTTAGCGGCGGTTGAATCACGACCAGTTGTTGATTTAAATGAAGTTTCTGCCCGTTTAGCGGCGGTTGAAGCACGACCTGAATTAAGTCAAAGATTATCAGCATTAGAATTAGCTGTAACAAGTCAAAATCCTTAAATATTTTTATTTATGATTTAAGAATTTATTATTTTTATATTAACATATATAATGGATATAGATATATATGTTATAAAATCAGTACATTTAAAAAAACGTTGCGAATTAATAATAACAACATTAGATTTAATATGTAAAATAATGCAAAAATATAATTATAATGTAAAAGTAATAAATATAACAACACCTACAATAGAAGATATTGAAAATAATTTAACAGAATATGACAAAAGAATAAATTTAAATAGTGATGATATAAGTGATCCTGATTTTAAAGCAGCACAAGTAAAATTTAATTTTGCTCAATTATCTAATTTACATAAACATATACATGCATATGAAATGATAAAAACAAGTAAAATAAGACATAACTATATTATAGAAGATGATATAATATTATTAGATGAACATAAAAATAATTTTGATAATTTTTTAAAATCATTTCATACATTTGATTATGATTTATTATTAACATCAATTGCAATAGATGATAATAATAATAATAATAAAATAAATATATTACCTATACATGATTATTTCAAAATTTTAATAACTAAAAATTCATATTTCATAAAACCAGAAACGGCTGCAAAATTATCGGAATATATGTCAGTAATAAGATTTCCAATGAAATTATCATTATCAAAATTTATATTTGATAATAAAGACAATATTAAATCATATATATTAAATAAACATACAATATTTGAGGGATCTAAAATTGGATTATTTCCAACAAGCGTTAATACTAATAATTTTTTAATTCAAAATAATAATTATATAATTTTGGCAAATATGTATAATAATAATGAACAAGATTTAAATAAAGCTTATAAACATTATATGGAATTTGGAAGAGATAATCCAGATTTTTTGCATATTTTAGGATTATTATATTTTAAAAATAAGAGATATAAAGAAGCTATTGAATATTTAAAATTAGCAGTAATTAATTTTAAGAAAAATGATGGATATATGATTCAATTCAATGAAACTATAAATAATTGTATAAATATTCATCAATTATATCAAGATGATATTAAAGATTGTTTTAATAAAAAAGGTTTATATTAATTTTTTTGTCATTTTCATATGTAAGAATTGTGGATGAAATATAACAGTTTCATAATCACATATATAATTAGTTAAAATATGTTTTAAATTGATGCCAATATTACAATAATAATATCTATAAATGATAGATAAATAAATATTTTCAATATTTTTAGAATATTTTTCATTATTCAAACATAAATCATAAATTGATTTACCACCAATAACAAAAACTTTATTAATATTTACAGTTCTATCGCAATATTCAAAAGCTGAATCAATATTATCAAAACTTATGATATTATCTTCATTTATGAAGTTTTTATCACTCGTAATTATAATATTTATTCTATCTTTTAAAGGTTTGCGAGGTAATGAATCCCACGTTTTTCTTCCCATGATAATTACATTTTGTTTAAATTGATCTTTATTTCCTGTAATTTGCTTAAATAAAAATAATTCATTTCTTATATACCATGGAATATGATTATTATATCCAATACCCCCTTCAAATGTACAGGCTAAAATTATTGAATATAACATTTATTTAATAATAGCACAAAATAATCTTATATATTATAAATCAATCATATATTTAACAGCACTCAAATCAAGATCTTTTACTCGCACAAATTCATATTTATCATTTGGAAGTGGTCGTTTAATAATAAATGGTATTTTACCTTCTTTTAATTCTTGTAAAGCTATTTTTCTTAAATCCATATTAGATTTGATGGTTTTATCTATTTTAATAAATGGATAATGTCCCTGAGATAATTGAACAGTTCTTTGACTAATTACAGCATTAAATTCATATTTAGTCATAATTAATTTACTTATTTTATTATTATTCAAAGATGCAAAAACTTTTGTACATTCATCAAAAGGTTGTTTACAATCACTAGTAGTCATAATAAAATTAAATAATTATATCTTCTTATATAATTAATCATTTTTTATTTTCTCTCCACGTAAAACCACAATTATCACATACATAAAAATATTTCATATTTGATGGATGATATTTAATTGGAATAATTTGTCTTTTATCATCTGGTATATCGCAATTAGTACATTTAATATTATCATCTTTAATACGTCTTAATGTTGGGTCAAAACGTAAATAATTATTAATATGTTGATTATATAATAATTCATCTTCTGTATAAATAGTTTCTGATATTTTAATTGCTTTTGTGCTTTCTTCGTCTTTTTCGAAGGAACAATGTTTACAATAATAAACTAATTTATTATCATCATTTGTTTTTACATATTGCATATTCGAACATACCTCGCAAAAATTCATTATAATGTTTATATTTAATTAATATCATCATTTTTTTTATATTAAAATTTGGCATAATAAGTTTTCTATATAAATTGGTTCTCTACCTTTATTTGATATTGTTAAAATATAATCAATATTTGCTGCAATATTAATCAATTCAATTAATTTCATATTATTATTTTTATAAATTTTCATAAAATCATTTGTAATGTCCATTATACTTAAATTATATTGTGATAATTTATATGATAATTGTCTGATATCATATAAATCATATTTAGTTTCTAGAAAATTTTTAATTAAAGGATAATTAAAATTGCAAAATTCACTTGTAATTAAATGAGGTTCATTAATTTTAACTTGAGATAAAAATATACAAAAAATAATATTTCTGTTATTTATAATAACTTGCTCTGAATTTAAATATTTATTAAATATTAATGTTATTTCTTCATTTGTAAATAATCTTAAACGAATTAATGAAAAACGGCTTTTGATTGGTGATTCTATTTTTGATATTTTATGAGTTGTACAAATAAAATAAACATTATTATAAAATTTTTCTAATATTATTCTAAATGCAAACGCATATTCACCTAATTTATCTATATTTTTTAATATAATCAAATGTTTATTACCTGTTACTGGTTTATTTTTAATTATAAATAAAATCATTTCAGTTAAGAAAGAATAATCATTTGGAATATTTGGATTATTTAAATCAATTTCAAAAAAATATTGATTTTCGAAATATGGCACATTTTTATTCCATATCAATTCTTTTTTATTTAAAATTTGAATATTGAATTTTATTTTTATCAATTCATCAATTAATAACTCTATTGGATATCCGATATATGAATATAATAATAAATTATATTCATAATTTGCATATTTTTCAAATATAATATTAAATTCGGGAATTTCATTTATAATATTTTTAAAATTATTTTTTAATTTAATCCATAAGGACATTTTTTTTAAATATTAAATATAATTATTATAATGTTTATTTATTATATAGAAAATGGAGCAGAATTATAATGTTATAACTAATCTATTTATTGGTATAACTTATTTATTTAGTATTATTTTAATCATCGATGAATTATATAATATCGGATTTTTTACTTTTAATTATACATATCAATTTAATTATGGTTCTTTCACATCTAAATTTAATAATATTCAAACTATTGAATGTGAAACAAGCCGATTTAACGTATATAATAATATTAAATTTCTATATAAAGACATTTTTAATAAGTCTTATTTCAATTATTTATTATTAATTGTTGCTACATTAATAACAATTTTATGTAGTGTAGCATATGCAGTATATTTTTATTTTAAATTTATTATTGAACAACCATTAGAATGTTCTTTTACTAATGAAACCAATTTATCATTTATAAAACAAATTTTAAAATGTTTATGTGATGAATGTCATAAATTAATACCTAATTGTACAAGTAATTATTTTGTAGTTTTTGCGATTCTAATAATTATACCATTATCATATATATTTAAAACATTATTTAATATTAATTTTACGCCAAATTCAAGTAATGCATTATTTGGATTTTTATATATATGTATATTCATATTATTGATTTTTTATTATTCATTTAATTTATTTAATAGAAATTCTGAAAATAAATATAAAGATTTAATTGTTCATTCATTATTCACAATTATATTTATATCATCTGGATATATTTATAAATATATTTATTCTAAATATAATAATATTAATCTTAATACATCTAATGATGATGCAACTATTTATGATATTTATAAACAATCACCACCTATTAAACCAAATCCAATACAAAAACCATTATATAAAGGTTCTGATTTAATATCATCGTTCAAATATGATGAAAATAATAAAGAACCAGATTATAAAATTAAAAAAACAATTGTTGATGATTATTATAAATCAATAAAAACTTATGATATTGATATGAAAAATTATAATATTCGATTTAATGCTTATAATAATTCATTAACATCCACTAAATTAGGAGATCAAACTAATTATTTTGATATAACTATCAAAATATTAGGATTAAATAATTATATGCATATTTATTTAATTATTCTTATGATTATTTCATTAATTATTTATAATATTTATAAAGATGATATATCATATGTTTGTTTCATTTATGCATTAACATTGCTAATTGCTTTAACTATTATGAATTCTATTTTATATTATAATACTTATATTAATAAATATCTTATTTATGAACCAATGGCACATTATAAAAATGACATAACTAATGCAAATACAGCATTAAATATAGAATTAAATCCAAGTAGTGGTTTAGTATTTTATAATAAACTAATCAATAATGATAAATCTTTAATGACAGAAACTAATTCTGATGTTAAAAATGGAAAAGAAATATTAGAAGATATTAAAAAATTAAAAGATATTAAATATTATACATTAGATAATACTTCAAAAATTAATAAAGATATTACTAATTATAATACTTATATATCATTTAGTAGTTCATTATTAACTAATATCGACAAAAATATATCTACATCAATGTTTTTATATACACCATCAGCTAGAACAACATATGATAATTCTATAGAATATTTATTTAAGACTAATGTTTTAACAATTAATACTATTTATGATAACAAAATAACAATAGAAAAACTTAAAAATTTAACTTTTAAATTTTTAAGTAAAAATATTATAGTCACAATACCAATGACTGGATATTATACATATTATTATTATTTGTTAAAACAATTAGAATATATTTTAAATAGTAAAATAAATAATTCAGTATCAGAATTAATTTCCAAAGAAGCAGCTATTACTGCTTATAAAAATAAAGTATTAAATATATTATCATTATTAGATGAATTTAAAGATATTAATCATGACAATTTAAAATTATCTTATGAAACAGAATTAAATATAATATTTAGTTCTAAAATAACTACTCTAGTAAATTTAGAAAAATTATTTAATAAAATAGATGAAAATATAAAGTATTGTACTAAAGAAATTAAAATAGACATATTAAATAATTCACAAATAAAATTATTAAATAATATTTATAAAACAAAAACAGCAGCAATAGCAGCAAAAGCTGCAGCAGATAGATTAGCATCTGCAGCAAAAGTTGCTGCAGATGCTAATCCATCTGATGTAACAAAAGCAGAAGCAAAATTAGAAGCAGATAAAAAAGTAATTTATGCTAATGATGTTCAAAATTCTTTTCAGATAATTCCTATATATACATCTGGTTTTGAACAGGATGCCACTAAAATTATAGACTTACCTTATAATAATATTAACTATAAAATAATATATAAAAATTATACTAAAGGCGATTTAGTTGTACGTAATAAATACGAATTACCTTATTTAATAGTTAATGATGATGGTGATGAGTTTTATTTAAAAATATCAAATGCAACAGGCAATTTACATGTTATAAGTTCAGATATTACTGCAACTAATAAGATAAAATTTATAATTAATTCTAGATATAAACCAAATAGTACTAACATCTTAATTGATACATTAGCTGATAATATATGGTCTACTACTCCAAATAATTTAACAAATATTTATTCAATACCAATTATATTAAATAAGATAGCTGATGATGACACTAAAATAGAGTTATTTAAAAAAATAATATTGGCAGTATTATTTAATGGTATTTGTAATATACAATCAAAATTTGAAAATAAAGAATTATTTGATAAAATAAAGATATATAAAACTCCAGTTATAGAATTTCAATTAAATAAAATATATATTATGCCATACATTGTATCATTTATAGAAGAATTTATTACATTAGATAATAAAGATGAAGCTAAAATATTATTGAATAATACAGATAATTATATTTCATTTTATATATTATTATTTAATGCATATAATTCGCAATTTATAGATATTAAAAAAACTATTAATACAAATATTAATTATTTAATGAATAATAGTAAAAAAATAATTAATACTACTACTATTATTAATATTTTATATGATATAATTAATTACAAGTTATTATCAGATGAAATAATAAATTCTGATAATTCTGATTTTAATAAAGATGATGATATTATAAAATTATATAATAATAATAAACCAATAATTAATTTAATTATAGCATTATTTGAAAATTTATTAATAACAATTAAAACTACAATAAATAAATCATCATATAGTTCTTTATGCTATCCTCCATCTACATCAAGATTAATAATACAAGATGCAATTAATAAAAAATTTGACGCTATAGCACCTGTTTCTGCTGCTACTAGTACTGGTTATAATACTATATCAAAAGCACTAGTCCCTGGTAATGATAGACCTACAATAATATTAATAGATGAATTAAATAATATTTTAAGATATTATTTTAATATAGTAATATTTTTATTAGATAATCTTAAATTAAATACTAATACAGCTGAGATTGATGCAATTACAAATAATTTTAATTTTTATAATAGGGATGATAATATTAAAAATATAATTCAAAAACAGTTAATAATTAGTTGTGATTATTATAGTAAATATAATAATATGGATAGTAAACAATTATCATATTTTAAAATAAATGCTGATAATGTTAATTATAATTTTCCAATATTAATGATAATATTTTTAATAATATTGGGAGAACCTATATTTATAAAATCTTAATATATAATTAATATGACTACTTCTGGAAATTGCGGAGATAATACCATAGAATATTATTTTGTAGGTAATGAAGAAGATATCAAAAAAGAGAATATATTTAAATATTTTGATCCAAATTATATACCTTTAAATAATATTTTACTGAGTTATTATATGACTGTAAATCCCAATAGTGAGAATCAGGATTTTGTGAATATAATAACAAAATTAAATAATGTTAAAAATGGATATAATAATTATAATATATATCCAATATTTATTTTAGTTATTATTATTATTATTGCTATTATTGTAATGTTATTACGTTTCTTATATATAAATTTATATCATATGTATAGTTATATTTTAATATTTACGATATTATCATTAATAGTAATTGGCAGCATATGGTTTTTATACATAAATAATCAAACATTATAATAGAATGACAGAATTATTATTTGGATTTAAAGATTTATTAAATGCATCTAATCCAAATACACCTATATTAAATTTAAGTTCTTTAATATTAACTGATAATTTTGTAAGAAAATTTAATCCAAAGAGATATAATTTTTATGTTAAATTTGTGAATGGTTTATCTGACCCTGCAAATTTATATAAATTTCTATATACAACAAAAGATAGTAAAGTTTATAATTTAGATATGCAAGCTAAATTAGAAAATATTAATAAATCATTAAAAAATTTATCAGATGATGATAGAGGTAAAGTAATATCTAATTTAAAATTAGCATTAAAACCATTAAATGATAGTATGGATGATAAATATAATGAATTATTTGAAATATTAAACAAAAAAAAAACAGTTGGAGGAGCTAATGGAGAAAATGATTATTATATAAAAAAACAACCTATGCCGATGAAATTATTATTATCAGATATACATGTTGCAGCACCTATGCTGGGTAATATTCCTCCAACAAATATTGATGAAATTATTAAAAATACTTCTACTGCTGAAAATAATAATAAAGATCTTAAATTAGAAACAACAGTTAATTTACCTAAGATAAAAGGGATTTATGAAAAATATAAGGATATATATAAATATAGTCCAGATAGATTAGAAATAACTTTAATAGATAGAATAATATTTATAATAACAACATATATAATAAGATTAATATCATTAGCATTAATATATTGGGGATTAAATTCAAATTTAATAAATAATTTTAAAACAGCGTATTTATATTATAGTGCTATTTATATATTATTTTTTATATTTATAACAGCATTAGTTAATGTAATGTATTATTATCCGATTTTTGAGTTATTTTCAAATATATCTTTAAATAATATGCCAAATATATTATATTATTTCTATATTCATTTTAATGGTCCATATAGATTAATTTTACATATTTCATTAATTTTAATATTATTAGTTATTCCATTTGTTTTAGAATTGGATAAAAAAACTGAAGACCAAACAGATATGAATATTAGTTTTGATTTTAATCAAAAAGAAAAAATATTAAATTCAGTATCTAATTTTTCATTTGGTATATTTGCATTAACAAGCATAATTGCATTTAAATTTTAATTATTTTTATTATTGTAAATTAGTATAATAGGGTGATGGATTTAAATCGCGATTCATTTATATCCGAAGAAATTATAAATTATTTACAATCATCTTTTCAAAATATATATAGTGATAGTAATATTATTAAAAATTATATTCGATATAAAGATCTCTTATTAAAAAAAGAAACTGCTAAAAATAATATAAATACTTCCAATTTTAGTATTATATTTACATCAGAAGATGAAGAAGAATTAGAATCATTAAACAGATATTTTTATGGAAATAGTGATGGTAGTAGTTCGGGAGATGGTAATAATATCGCATATACTTATTTATCAACTATCCAAACTATCAAAGATTTAATTGATAAAAGTGATAATAGTATTAAAGATGTTGTTGTTAATTTAACATCTCTTTTGGATAATCCGAATATGTCTGATGAGGCATATAAAAGATACTTAAATGAATTAATAATACCAGGTATTTTAGGAACTAGTGAAATAACTGCAGATAAAAGTGCAATACAAATTGATCTTAATAAAATAGTTACTAATGATTTATCAAAAGAAAATCAAAATGAATATATAAGTAGTGTTGCTGAAAAAAAACAGGCTAGTGATGCAATAGATAATGCAATACGTCTTGAAAAAGAACGAGCAGAAACTGAATTAGTTAAAGCAAAAAAAACTAAATTAGATGCTGAAAATGAAATTATAAGAACTAAGAAAATTAAAGCAGATAAATTAAAAATAGCAAATCAAAAAGATATTAACGCAGATAAAAAAAAAATATTAGAACAAAAAAAGAAAGATATTATATCTGATATTAATTTAAAAAAACAATCAATTAACGAAATTATTAAAAATGAAATTTATTTAGGAAGTATAAATAAATTATTAAAAGGTAAAAATATACCTATATTTGAAGATAAAAAAGAGGATAAAGAAGAAAAAGAAGAAGAAAAAGAAGAAGAAAAAGAAGAAGAAGAAGATAAAGAAGAAGATAAAGAAGAAGATAAAGAAGAAGATAAAGAAGAAGATAAAGAAGATAAAGAGATACAAAATACAAAAGTGAAAAAAGCAGCATTATTATTAGTAGAAAATCCATCAGATGAAATTGTTAAAGAAAAGTATTTTAATAAATTTAAAAAAAGTATTATACAAAGTAAAACAACTGGAGGAACATTTACAATTCCTCCAGAATTATATGATATTAAAGATATTACAAATCAAATATCAAAATTATCTGATAAAAAAACAGATAAAATATTATCATTATATTTACGTTTGTACAATTTATATATTATACCATTAGAAAAAAAATTAAAAAAACCTATTGATTCAGATAATATACAAGATAATTTACCAGACGATTTATTATTATTATATAATAATTTTATAAAAGAATATGACGAATTTATTAAACAACATAAAGAATTATTAAAACCTGAAAAAAAAATAATAACAGAGCAAAAAAAACCCTCAAAAATAACTGAAAATTCTATTGAACAATTAATAATTGATCTATTTGAGGAATATGAAAACTTAGCAGCTAAGTTAAATGAAGGCGAAAAAATAATTGCTAAAAATGACAAAAAATTAGAACTACCATCCATAAAAAAAGGCGGTGCTAATAAAAAACAATATTTAGCTGATATTTCATGTAAATTAGAAGATTTTTTAATCACTATAGATAAAGATAAAGATGAAGATAAAAAACAAGAAATAGTGTTATTACAATCACAAATAGTATCTATAAAAAGCAAATTAGATATCTTAAAAAAAAATTCAATAGAAAAATTAAATAGGTTTGTGAAAAATGCATCAGCAGCAGGAAAAGAAGCAGCAAGAGCAGGAGATGCAGCAGCAAAAGCAATAGAAGCAGGAGAAGTAGAAGCAGTAAAAGAAGCAGCAGCAGCAGCAGTAGCACCAGAAGCAGTAGCAGCAGAAGCAGTAAAAGAAGCAGCAGCAGCAGCAGTAGCACCAGAAGCAGTAGCAGCAGAAGCAGCAAGAGCAGCAGCAAGAGCAGTAGAAGCACCAGAAGCAGCAGTAGCACCAGAAGCAGTAGCAGCAGAAGCAGCAGAATCAACAAGATCAAGATTAAATACTTCGATATTAGAAGCACTATATAAAGCAGTAGCAAAAGCATCTGAAACAAGTGAAGCAATAAAATTAGCAGAAGGTAAAGAAGATAAAGTAAATCAACGAAATAGCGAAGATTTAAATTTGCAATTAATTAGTGAATTACTTAATGCGTATAATGAATTAAAAAAATTATATACAGAATCTAATTTAATTTTAAGCCAAGAAATTATTAAAGAAATAGCATTTTTAAACGGAATTAATAGCGATTTAAGGAAAATTTATAATAAATTTTCTGAAATTAAAAAATATGTGTATGTAATTGAAAGTAAAAAAACTAAAACAACCATATCTGAAAAGTTTAAAGAAATAAATAATTTATTAAAAAAACTTAAAACATTAAAATATCTAAATAAATATAAATATTATATAGATATTATTAAAGATTTTTTAGATGAAATTAAAAATTTATTAGATAAATTAGCTAAAAATTACGATGATGATAATGATGATGATAATGATGATGATATGAAAAAACAACTAAAAGAAGATATAAAAGAACAAGAAGAATTATTAGCAAAATTATCAAATGATATTACAGAAAAAAAAAGCACCTTAGTGAAAATAAAAAACGATTTAGAAACAGCTAGTTTAAATTTAAATAAAATTGAATTAGAAATAGTTAAATCAGAAGAATATATCAGCTTAAGAAATCAAGAACATAAAAGTGAAGCTTTGGATAGATTTAAGAGCAAACAAGAAGAATTAATTGGTAAAAAAACGGAAAAAAAACAACAAGAAAAAAATAAAGAAAAATTAGAAGAAGATATAAAAGAGTTAGAAAAATTAATTAAGTTAAATGAAAAGAAAAAAGAAGAAACGCAAAGACAAATAAAAGAAAAGAATAAAGAATTAGAAGCACTAATAACAAACAAAACAAAAAAAACTGAGCAAAAAAAAACAGAAAAAAATTTAAATAGTCAAAATGAATTTATATTAGATCTTAAAAAACAATTGAAAGAATATTCGATATTACTTGAATATTTAAATAAAATTATTACATCAATAGGGCTAATTAAAAAAACTTTAAATGAATTGATTTTCACAAAATTAAATTCACAAATGAAAACAAATTTTAAATTTATTCAAAAAAGATATATAAAATGTTTAATAGATTTTTATAATTTTAAAATTATTTCTGCTTATATTATAAAATTAAATGAAATAGAAAAATTAAAACCAGAAGAAAGGAAAGACGAGAAATTCAAAGTTAATATTAATTCAAGATATGATAAATTAAAAGAAGAATATAAAATAGTTTTTAATAAAGAATTAGAAGAAATTATAAAACTAAATGATTATTCAAAAATTGCAGAAATAGTTATAAAATTTTTGAATAAACTAATAGATATCTTATCTAATGATAGTATAGATGATATTTTTGATACTTATCAGATATATTTAATAATTAATTTAAGTATAACTTTAGCTGAATACAATAAAGCTGATTTAATAAAAAAATTACTTGAAACATATTTTAAATTAGTACGTGATAAGGATAATCACGAAGATGTATTTACTGAATTAACTAAAATTGAATTATTAACAACTACTAATAAAAGTGGTGGGGGATATAGTGATTTTATATCTTATGATATCAAACAAAATAATAAAATATTAATACCTGACAAAATAAATGAAAAATTTATTAATTTTTTAAATAAAAATATATATGATAATTTTATTCAAATTAGACCATTTAAAGACGGTCTAATTAAAAAAAAATTAAATACTTTAATAACACAAGAAGATATTAAAGTATATTTTATATCTTCAGAAAAAATCACGGATGGAAGTATCACAAATGACCCATCAAATAATACACAAACTAATATACATTTAAAATTATCAGATAGTAATAAAGACGTGTTATTAGCTCTAATAAATAACAAAATAATCAAAAAATGTTTTAAAGATATTACTATTACAGATTTAGAATTATATACTAATGATAAAGTAAACACCTTTAAAGATATATATAAAAAATATATTAGTGAATTAACATTAGAATATATTGTTAACGTTTATATAAATGAAACAGCAGACTATTATCAAATTATTTCTATATTATATTATGTAATTATAAAATTTATTAATGAAATAATTACAATAGAAACAAGCTGTAAAAAAGATTTATTATATTTATTATATTATAATTTATATGTATATAATAAACATTATACCTCTATAAATAATGCGGATATTTCATCAGATGAAAATGTAAAAATATTTTACAAAACTTATAATTATACATTTATTGATACTTATATTAGTAATACAACTATCACAAAGACTACATTAATTGATTTAAGTCAACAATTTAAATCAAATTCTGATATTTACATATTAATACAATATGTAATAAAAATATTTGATTATATGATATTGGATATAAGAGAAATAATTGATAGTAAAATATCAATAAAATATAAAGATTTTGTATTTAATAATACTTATATAAATAAAATATGTTTAGAAATAATAAAAGATAATATTAATTATGACAATATATGCAATTTTATATATATTGATACATCATTATCCAATGAGTTTTTAAATTTTATCAGTGATGAAATTATTAAAGACTATATTATAAAATTAAAACAAATTTTAAAAGGTTCATTTACAGAAATCAAATGTATAAAATATAATTATGGAATTCACGATTATAATAATGGAGACGATTTAAAAAAATATGATGATATCATAAATAATTTAATTACAATAATTAAGCGTTTTCATACAGACTCTATAAATGAAATTGATACATTAATAAAATATATAGATAATTTATTAATTTTTTTATTAGTTAATTTATCACCCAATTTAGTAAATGATATTAACTGTATTTTATATTTTATAATCGGATTATTTTTAATAATAAATGATAAATTTAAGTTTAATGATAAGAATATGAGTACAAATGATAAAGAAATAATTTATAATATGTGGGAAAATAAATATCAAAATATTTATGATGAAACAGATAAAATATTAAATGAATTATTTAAAAAATATTTTACGGAAAAATCACATATGAAAGATATATTCAAATATATTTTAGAAACCCTCGAATTAATAAATACAACATATAAATTGTATATTAGAGACTATATTCCTGAACAAGTAGGATTTGCAGGAGGAAATAAAGATACTAATATAATTGATATTAGAAAAACATATGATTTATATTATTCAACAAATACAGATGATTTAATAATAGAATTGTTAGAAATATTAGGAACAAATGAGAATGTTATATATTTCTTATTAATAATAAATACATCATTAGCAAATTTTTTTGAGGATCTAAATAAATTATTAATAGATTTTTATAATACTGATATTTTATTATCATATTATTACAATGAAAATGAAATTATTTATTATATTTTTTTAAATTATATTTATAATAACTATAAATCATTATTATCATTATCATTATCATCAAATGATATAATTATAAATATAGGTAAAATTAAATCAAAGGAAAAATATAATGAGATATATAAAAAAATAGAAGAGTTATTTAAAAATCCAGAAATAATTTCAAAATTAATATTATTTATAAAAAGTCATTTAAAGATACCAGAAACAATAAGACATCCTAATAAAATTAAAGATGTTGAATATTTATTATTATTTATATATAAATATTCAAAGAAGGATGAGAAAGTAATAATAGGATATGATTCATTTTTAACATATATTTATTTGAATTTATTAAATAAGTTTAATAAGACACCTAAAATAAAAATAGATAATTTACCAACATTTAATATATATAATTTTACTAATTTAAGGAAAACTTATTATTTTGAATTATCATCAAATCAGGAACAATTATGTGTAAAATTAATGAAAGATATTAAATTATTAATATCAATAATATCAGATAGATATAAATATATAGAATATAAGAAATACATAAAATCAATAAATGAATTTGTATTAAATGATGAAATAATGGATTATATAAATATATTTGGAACTCATGAAATATTCAGTGATTACAAACAAATGCCAATAATGGATTTATATATATTAAATAAAAATAGTAAAATAGATATTATAGATATTAGAGAGCCAACAAAACAAGAAAATATTATTTATAATATTTTATTATTATCATCATTTATATATAAGAATAATAATAAAATTTCCACAGAAATTTATTGTAAATTGGTTAAACATTATTTTTTAATTAAAAATAATAAGATATTGAATGATTTAACATATGAGTTCATATATTTAATGAATAAGAGAATAAATAGAATAGATATTCAAAGAAATTTAATAAAAGAATTATCAAGTTTTAATATAGAATTATCAGAAATCAAAAAATTTGTAGAACCTGAAGATATAAAAATAGATATAATAGAATTATTAGAAAAACTAAATTTTATAAATTATTTTAAAAATAATATTGAATTGATAATACCATTTTTATTAGAATTTTATAAAACAGATAATAAAATGCAATATTCAATTCAAGATTTATTATCTAAACAAATATTAACAGATAACCCGCCAAAATTATTAATGTATGGTGGAACAAGTAGTACTACTGATACAGTTAAATCAGACCCAATTGTTTATGAAAAAAAAACAGAATTAATAAATACTATTTTTGCAGATATAACGATGGATGAACTTGAAAAGAATAATAAAAACATAAATAAAAAAATAGATGAAATAAAAAAACTAAGTGAAATAGAAAACGAATTTAATAATGCATTAAAATTTACAATAGAAGTAGATAAAACAAAGATAGAAATAACTAAATATGATGATTATATGGATATGAATGGTAAATTTGATGAATTATCTAAAACATTAATAGATCATTGTAGTAAAAAAGATAAAGAAACAAGTCCCCAATCACCTGAAAGTATGAGATATAAATCACTATTAAATAATAAATTAATAGAAATTGAGAAATTTAAGAATAAAATAACACAAACTTATGAAGAAGATATAAAAAAAATAAAAGAAACAATAGATGGATATTATAAACCATTTACAGATATGATTGAAAAAATTAAAAATAAACCAGAAATACAAGATTATCCATATATTAAAGAAATATACAAATTATATATAAAAGTAGATGAAGAAAAAGCCACACTAAAATATGATATTGATGAATATTTTAAAGAATATTTAGAACAATTAAAAGAGTTTAAATCATATTTAGATGATATAATTAATATTAGTAATAATAAAGGTAAAATACCAAATTTAATAAAAAATTTAGATGATTTAATAACAAATAATAAACAACAGAGATATAATAATAACAATAACAATAGGAATGAAACTAATGGAGGGGGTGGAATAAATAAAAACGATATTAAAAAAATAGTAGGAGGTGGTGTAGATATAACTAATAAAATAAAAACATTAGAAGAAAAACTAAAAAAAAGAATTCAAGAAAGAGAAAAAAAGATGGATACAATATCTAAAAATTTTAAAAAATTAAAAGAAAATAGAAAAATAGATAATAATGTTGAAAAGAAATTAGCAACACCTAATTTTTTTGATAAAGATGGTAATAATATATTTGAAAGATTGATAAATTCTTATGAAAAAGATATTAATGATAAAACAATCCCATCTGAAATAGCAAATAATTTATTTTATAATAAGGTTAAACAAAATAATTTAGACCCTGAAATAGAATTAGATATAACTTTAAATGATAAGTTAATATTTATTGCAGTGGTATATTGCATTCGATTTGGATCATTATTATTTTGCGAGTATTTAATAAAACATAATTTAATAACAGATATTAATAAATCATTATTTTATTTTTTGGTATTTTATTATGTAATTTTTGGAATTTTATTGATAATAATAAATATAGATACATTTAAATTGCGAATATTAGTTAATTATATGAATTTACATATAAGCACAACAAATATATGGATGCATTTAATATTAATGGGTAGTTTTGTATATTTGATTTATTTATTAGTGATGAATATATTAGGAGATGAAAAACCACCAACAGAATTGGGAGATCATGAAAAAATAAAACTTAAATATAAATTAGATTTATTAACGATAATAATATATGTATTTATATGTATATTAATATTTATAATTTAGATTGGAAAAATATTAAAAATAATGGATAATTGATGATTTAAATTATAAATTTTACTTTGGATAAATTCTTCAATTTTAATATTATTTATATAAATATAAATATTATTTTCTTTATCTTTATTTATAATAGTATTATCCATAGTAATATTATTATTAAAAATAATTTTAACTTTATCATTGATATTAAAAAAATCAGGATTAGAAACTTTAATTTTATAAGAATTATTAATTTCTAAAATTTCAAGAATATCAATATAATAATTCTTTAAATCAAGATAATTATTAGTATGATCATATAAATTTATTTTAAATTGCGATGAACCTATATTAATATTAATATAATTACTATTAACAGGTTTCCAAATATCCCATACAGGTCCTATAATTTCTGGTATAAATGTATAAGTTATATTTGATTGTTGATTATCCATTATACCAATAATAATATAAGGTGTTATATTTTTAATAATAGATGGTATGCATAAATGAGATGGATATATTTTATGATTAGTATATTTATTAGTAATAAATAATGTATTTTTAATAGTATTAATAATAAATGATCTGCCAATATTATTTGCTAATTTATCAAATTTCATATATTTAATATTCGCTGATGATGAAATTCTCATATTATCTATATCATTAAAAATTTCATTACCATTACTATTGCCATTACCATTACTATTAATATTGCCATTACCATTGCCATTACCATTGGCATTAATATTGCCATTAATATTGCCATTGCCATTAATATTAGCATTCATACTGGAACGGATATTTTGTAATTCAATAATTTTATTTTGAATATTATCATTAATACTTGAATTAAAAATAATATCTTCATTAATTTTTTTTAAAACTAATTTATTTAAATCATTAATATTATCATCTTGAGAAGAATTATTAAAAACTTGAAAATAGAATGTATTAAATTTATCAATAGAATATTCATTTAATTGATGTTTATCTTTAATCATTTTTAAACAAATTTCATAAAGTTTTTTATCATTATTCATATTAATTATATAATTAATATATAAAATTATGTTTTAAGTATTGTTCGCGAATTAGGTCTAAAAAATCTAAATCTAAGTAATTTCATAACAGAATCATTCATTTTTTTAAAATTGATAACAGTATCAAATGATGCATTTGCAGGATTTTCATGTAATAATGATAACCATCTTGTTTGGAATGCAATAGAAAAAATGCCACATTCTGTATTAGTTTTTTGATGTGCAATATTGCTAATATTAATATTAAATTTTTTATTAGGATAAATTTTATTCATTTGTTCTTGTATATCAATAAAAACGGGTTTAAGTAATTTTGGAATAGGTCTTTTTACACTATCATAATAATATGCACCATAAGATTTAAGAGATGGATCTAATATAAAGAAACTAGAAGTCCAATGTGTGCCAGGTTCATTAAATTTACATAAATTGGTAACAAAACCAAAATATTTTTTATTAGAATTAATAATATTTTTCATATTAATATCACATTCTTGATAATATTTACAAACACCATTTGATTTTTTTGAATAAAAATCGATTGTAAAAACGCCATGAAATTTATAATATAATTCTTTTTTATTTTGATATTGAGATAAAACATTATCAATATCAAAATTTGATAACCATTCAGTTTTATTATCAATCCATTCAATAGGTTGTGATGGTCTTAATTCTTTTTTTTCAATATCTCGCATAACCTTAGATATTTTATAATTTTTATTATTATTTAATAATTTTATAATATCAATCCATGCCCAATAATTATCATCATTATTTTTTGTAAATTTACATAATTTAAGTTTAATTTTATTATATAATTCTTGATCACTATCAGATTTAGGATTAAATATAATTTTATCAGCAGGTTTTAAATGATTCCATGCTAATGCAATTTTTACTAATGAATCAAAACTATAACAAAACGATTTATTTGTAGCAGTAGGACTGCAAAATGACATTAAGTTCTAAATAATAAGTATAATAAAAAAATGATGATTGAATATTTATAATTTAAAAATATAAATAAATAATAATATATGGCTCAAGATAAATTTAAAACTTTCATTTTAAAACATAAAGTTGAAAAAGGTAAAGCATATACTAATACGAGTATAGGTAATCCTAAATTATCTCTATATATTGATAATGATGAATATGAAGAATTTTTAAATATATATTCATTAGCAATTACGAGCGGAACAATATTACATTATACAGAAAAACCAGTTGAACCAAGTCCATTAAGAGTTGATTTAGATTTTAGATTTTCAATGTTAATTAATGAGAATGGTGAAACATATTTACAGCGTATATATACTGATAAACATATTAATAAAATAATGAATTATTATTTTAAAATAATAAATACATATTTAGATGTTGATATAAGTTCTAATGTTGGATATGTTATGGAAAAACCATATCCGACAGAATTTAGAAATAAAATCAAGGACGGTTTGCATATAATTTTTCCACATATTATAATTGATAATAATACGCAACATTTTATTAGAAAGAAAATTTTAGATATTGCATCAGAAATTTTTACAGAATTATATTTATGTAATGAATATGAAGATGTAATTGATAAAGCAATTATAAATGCGAATTGTTGGCAAATGTATGGTAGTAAAAAACCAGATTCAGAAGCTTATAGAGTTACAAAAATTTATAATTATATAGATAATGAAGCTATTTTAACTGATTATAAGCCAAGTGCAACAGAAGAAATATCATATATTAAATTATTTTCAATGAGATATATTACAAAAGAACCAACAAAAATCAATGAAAATTTTATTGGAGAAGTTGAAGAATATATCAGACATATTTTACCAGCTATTGATAAAAAATTAAGAGAAAAATTAGAAAGTAATATTTTATTAAAAAAAGAAATAAATTTAATTAAAAATCATACAAATGATGATGATTATATATTAGCAAGAGAGTTAATAACTGAATGTTTATCATCAACTAGAGCAGAGAGATATAATGATTGGATTAATTTAGGATGGGTATTGCGAAATATTGATTATAGATTATTGGCACAATGGGTTGAATTTTCAAAAATTGGAAGTAATTATGTTGAAGGTCAATGTCAGAATTTATGGGATAGAATGCGTAAAGATCATTTAGGAATGGGAACATTGAGATGGTGGGCTAAAACTGATAATCCACAGAAATATAAAGAAATTATTGATAATTCAGTAATACCTTTAATTGATATTGCGATTGGTTCAGATGGTGCGCATTATGATGTTGCTAAATTAGTTCAGGTTATATATAAAGGAGAATATAAAGCAGTTAATAAGGATACTTGGTATAAATATGATAGAGATTGTCATTCTTGGGTTAAAACGCGAGAAGGATTAAATTTGCGTAGATCATTAAGTGAAGAAATTTGTCGTAAATTCTTAGATAGAGCAATTTATTATAATAGTCTTACTACTAATGGTTTATATGATCAATCTCAACAGTCTGCACATGGTAAAAAAGGAACAGACGCACAAAAAATTGCATTAAAACTTAAACAAACATCTTATAAGGATAGTATTATGAAAGAATGTAAATGTTTATTTATTGATGAAAAATTTGAAGAGTTATTAGATTGTAGAGCGCATTTAATAGGTTTTAAAAATGGAGTATATGATATGAAGATGCATATATTCAGAGATGGAATGCCAGATGATTATATATCATTATCAACAAATAAAAATTATGTGCCATATTCTCCGGATTATCCAGAAATAGCAGAGATTAATGATTTCTTTGAAAAAGTATTTACAAATGTTAATGTTAGAAATTATGTTCTTGATATTCTTGCGTGTGTTATTGATGGTTCAATTGCACAAGAAAGATTTTATATATTTACTGGTCAGGGAAGTAATGGAAAAAGTCGTTTATTAGATTTAATTCAAAAAACAGTTGGTGATTATTATGCAACATTACCTATTGCATTATTAACACAAAAACGGGCAGCATCTAATTCTGCACAAGGTGAAATTGAGAGAACAAAAGGACGACGATTTGCAGTATTACAGGAACCAAATGAAAATGATAAAATTAATGTAGGATATATGAAAGAATTATCAGGAAATGATAGAATTTTAACAAGAGGTTTATATAAAGAACCTTATGAATTTAAACCGCAATTTAAAATGATTTTAGCGTGTAATGAATTACCTGAAATCCCTTCAAATGATGGTGGTGTTTGGAGACGATTAAGAGTAATTGAATTTTCATCTCGATTTTGTGAAAATCCAGATCCAGCAAAACCAAATGAATTTGCTATGGATTTAGAGTTATCTGAAAAATTTGATAGATATTCTGATTATTTTCTTTCAATGTTAATTGAAAGACATAAAAATATTAATCCAAATAAGATAGTTGAACCACGTGAAGTTATTAATGCAACCCAGAAATATAAAGATAATAATGATATTATTGGACAATATGTTAATGATAGAATTGTATCTGATCCTAATTCAAAAGATAAGATAGGACTTATGGAAGTATTTAATGATTTCAGAATTTGGAGTGTTGATAATGTTTCTAAGGGTAAGAAACAACCAGATAGAACTCAATTAAGATCATATATTGAAAAGATTTATGGAATTTATACTCAAAAAGATGGATGGAAAGGATTTAAATTCAAGCAAGTCGCCTAAAGTAATAAAATAAGCCAATGAATTTCATTAAATTTATTTATATAAATAATTTTATATATTTTGTCATTATCATTATCATTATCATTATCATTATCATTATCATTATCATTATCATTATCATTATCATTATCATTATCATTATCATTATCATTCATATAAATAATAATAGAATTATTAGTAATATTTGAATGAATAGGAAAAGCATCACTTAATAATTTAATATAACTATTGCCGCAACGGAGATAATCACCATAATTGCCAAAAAAATAATTATTATTAAATTTAAGTTCATTATTTTTAATAATATTGATAATATCTTGTATAAACATTATTAGATTATAATAATTATATTTTTTTAAATATTAATTATTATATCCCAATAAATATCATTATTATCAATTATAAATTTAATATTAAATGAAAGATTATTATAAATAATAATAACTTCAGAATTATTAATATTTTCTACATTATTAAATTTATCTTTATAAATATTAATATAATTATTACCCATATTATTAAAATCAATAATATTACCTTTAAAATTATAATTGTATTTAATTATTTGATTATTATTATTAATATATGATTTATCTTTTATGAAATCAATGATATTATTAATAGTCATTGAATTAATATTTGCCATTTTGATACTTTAATTATAAAAACAAAAAATCAATTTTTATTTTATATATCATTATTATTATTAACATTCAACAAATATTGCAGGATTTTCAGACAACATCATCCAATCAATTTTATCTTGATTTTCGGTAAGAAGTCTAATTGCCGCCGGATTTCCTGAAAGTAAAGACCAATTAATTTTATCTTGATTTTTGAGAAGAAGTTCAATTGCATTTCTATTTTCTGATAGTAAATCCCAATTAATTTTATTAAGATGCTTTGAAATAAATTCGATAGAATTTGGATTATTTGAGATATGATCCCAATTAATCTTTTTAATATTCTTTGAAAGATATTCAATTGCACTTGGATTACTTGATAATAGTTCCCAATTAATTTTTTTTTTATTTTTAATGATAATATTCATAGCATTCTCATTCAAGGATAAATAATCCCAATAAATATTTTTGATATTCATTGATAAAAGTTCAATTGCTGATGGATTAATTGATAATAACGTCCAATTAATTTTAGTTTGATTATCTTTAAGAAGTTCAATGGCATTTGGATTGCCTGATAAATAAGTCCAATTAATTTTTGATTGATTTTGCCTTAAATACGAAATAACATTTGGATTTTGATTAGATGATAAATAATCCCAGTTAATCTTTTCAGGATTTTCAATGAGAAGTTGAAATGCATTTGGATTACCTGAAAGAATATTCCAATTAATTTTTTCAGGATATTTTCTCAAAAGATCAATTGCATTTTTATTTCCAGAAAGTGCATTCCAATCTAATTTATCAATATTAACCCATTCTAATAATTCATATTTTGATATAGATAAAGACATTATAATTTAAATTTTATAAAAAAAATCATATTTTTATTTAATTAGTATAATTTCCATAATTTTTTGAATTATTTTTTTATCATCATTATTATAAATCTTCTTAAATATTGATGGATTTGATGATAACCAACACCAATTAACTTTATCTTTATTTTCTTTTAATAATTCAATTGCTCCTTCATTTAAAGATAATAATGTCCAATAAATTTTATCATTATTTTCTCTTAGTAATTCAATTGCAGCTGGATTTAATGTTAACCATTTCCAATCAATTTTATCTTTATTTTCTCTTAAAAGTTTAATTGCACCGTCATTAAAAGATAATAATTTCCAATTAATTTTATCTTGATTATTTGAAAGAAGTTGAATAGCTTTTTTATTTTTTGACAACCACTTCCAATAAATCTTATCTGGATTTTGATTTAATAATTCAATAGCTTCTTCATTTGTTGATAATAAGTCCCAATTAATTTTATCTTTATTTTCTTTTAATAATTCAATTGCAGCAGGATTTTTAGATAAACTATCCCAATCAATTTTATCAGGATTTTTCTTTAATAATTCAATAGCAGCTGTATTTGTTGATAATACCATCCAATTAATATTATTTAGTCCATTATAATGATTTTCTTCTAATAGTTCTATTGCAGCTGGATTTGCTGATAATAAATCCCAATTAATTTTATCAGGATTTTTTTTTAAAATTTCAATGGCATTTGGATTTCCTGATAAATTATCAAAATCTAATTTATTTATATCAATCCAATCTAATAATTCATATGTTGGTTTTTGAATATGTTTAGTAATAATCTCGCAAATATCAATTGTTAATGAATTAGTTCTTATCATCTAAATATAAATATAAAAACAAAAATCATTTTTTAAAATTGCTAAATAATAATGCAATTACTGCAAAGAAGATATATAATTATTAAAAATAAAAATAAAAATAAAAAATGATATATAAACAGATAGAAATAAATATTAGACAATGGAGATTGATAGAGCAATTGAAAATTTAAAAGCAATGTTATCAGAATTGCGAAAAGAGGATATAGAAGACATAGATGAACAAGAACCAAATATTGATCGTCAGGAGTTTTATAATGAAACGACACCGATATATTTTAATACTGATAAAACTACAATAATATTTGCATTAACAAAAAAATTAAGACAAGATATAATTGAAGAATTGAAGAAAAATAAGACAAATATTGATACAATTATTCATGATTCAAAGATGGATAATAAATATAATGGTAAATATAATATAATATTAATATTTGGAAATGATATATTAACAACACCAACAGTAACTCAATTAAATTTAATTGATAAAGTTTTACAAAAAAAGAAGGGTATGTTACAATTTTTTCAATTAAATGAATTACAATTTAATCCAACAAAACATCAATTAGTACCACCACATAGAAAATTAAATCAGGAAGAATCAACAGAAATTATGACTAAATATTTAATTAAAAGTAAATTACAAATGCCAATAATACCTAAAACGGATGTAATAGCAAAATGGTTAGGATTGAAACAAGGTGAAATAGTAGAGATAATTAGACATAATGAGAATAGTGGCAAATCATATTATTATAGATGCTGTATTTAAGAAAAGATTAAATAATAATAATAATGCGTAGTAGAAATAAGAAGAAGGAGAATTATGAGAAAATATTAAATAATTATAGTAGAGATGAAATAGTATATTTTAATAAATTATTGCCAGATACACAAGAAACAATAATAAAAATTGAAGAGAAAATAGATAATATAACAAATGATATAGTGCCATCTAGATTTAAATTTTTGTTATCAAATACGACAATAGAGAATAAAAGAGTTATTATAAATAAATTAAATGAATTGAATAAATTATCATCACATTCGAGTGAATATTCAAAATTATATAAATATGTAAATACAATATCTAAATTGCCATTAGGATTATATCATAATATAAATATAAGAAAAAATGAAATATCAGATTATTTAAATAATATAAAGAAAGAATTAAATGAAAAAATATATGGTCATGATGAAACAAAAGAACAAATAATAAGAATATTAGCACAATTTATAGCAAATCCAAATGCACGTGGATATGCAATAGGTATTCAAGGTTCAATGGGAGTAGGTAAAACTAAATTAATTAAAGATGGGATAGCGAAGGTTTTAAAATATCCATTTGCATTTATACCATTGGGAGGAATATCTGATTCGAGTTATTTGAAAGGTCATTTATATACATATGAGGGATCAACATATGGTAAAATAGTAAATGAGATAATAAAGGCACAAATAATGAATCCTATATTTTTCTTTGATGAATTGGATAAAATATCAACGAGTAGATATGGAGAAGAAATAACGAATACATTAATACATATAACAGATAATACACAGAATGATAATTTTTCTGATAAATATTTGGAAGAGATTAATTTAGATTTATCGAAATCATTAATGTTTTTTACATTTAATAATATAGATAATATAAATCCTATATTGAGAGATCGAATGATAATAATAAAAGTTAATAAATATTCATTAAATGAAAAAAAGGAATTATGTAAGAGTTTTTTAATAAAAGAGATATGTTTATCATATAATATAAAATTTGATGATATAATAATAACAGATGAAGATATTGAATATATAATAAATAGAACAATAGAAGAAGATGGAGTGAGAAATTTGCAAAGAAATATTAATAATATTTATTCATATATAAATATGAATAGATTTATAAAAATAGATGATAAATTAATAACATTTCCATATACAATAACTCGAGAAATAATAAATAAATATATAATAATGAAACGCGAGGATAATCATATTAATTTATCTTTATATTTATAGTAAAATAATGAAAATTAAATATATATATATAACAGGATTAATATTATTTATATTAACAATAATAATAGTAGTAATAATAACATTAACAATATCAAATGAAAATTATATTGATTACACATCAAATGTATATTTATCAAGAGAAGAAACTGCAAATATAATTAAAAATGATAGTGATAATTATATAAAAAATTTAACAAAATATGATTTATATGCAAGAGATGTAGCAACACCAGAAGAATATATATATAAGATAATTGATAGTTGTTTAAATTTCAGTGAAAATCAGGTAATAAAATTGAATAATTGTTCAAAAATAGCCCGTAAATTTTTTGATAATAAATATATATGGAAATTTGCTTTAATTGATGAAGTATATGAGGAGGGTTTTCCACATACAAGAATGGATATAATATTTCTATCACCAAAAGTAATAAGTTATACGGATGATAATTTAACAAGAATATTAATTCATGAGAGTATTCATATATATCAGAGATATAATATTACAGAAATAAATAAATATTTGAAAGATAATAAATATATTGTATCACGTCGTAGAGATAGCGAACCTTTAATAAGAGCTAATCCTGATTTAGATGAATATATATATAAAGATAATGATGGAGAAGAGATGATATATAAATATAAATCAACGATGCCGAAGGGAATAAATGATATTGTTCCAAATAAGAATGAACATCCATTTGAAAAGATGGCATATGAAATATCTGAAGAATACGGTAGATTTAAAATATCTAAATATAAAAATATATAAATAAATAGATAATGGATATATTAATACAGCAAGCACCAGCAAATTTAACAATAGAAGAAATAGAAAAGATATATATTAAAAATGATAAAAATGTTATAAATACATTAGCAGAATTATGGGAGATAGTTGATAATAAAGTAATACCACCAAAAACAAAATGGGATGATATAAGAGACACTTGTGATGCATATGATTCAGAAATGGCAAAAATAATGAAAAAAATAAAAAATAAATAATAATAGAAAATGAATTATAATTATTCACAGATAAATGAGATAATAGAAAAACAATATGCAAAGAAAAAAGGAGATAAAGATAAATCTAATTGGTTTTGGGAAGAATCAATAAAATATGGTAAGGGTTATTCAAAAACGGGTGAATATTTGCAGGCAATTGCTAAAAATGCGATGATGGAACGGTCAAAAAATGATATAATAATAGAGGATAAAGCATTATATCTAGATGAAAAAAGATAATAATATTTATTTTTATTTAATTTCTAATATATAAGGACTTTAATTTAATTACTATGTAAATATAATGTCAGAAAATAATTATATATTAGAAATTAAAACAATTCAAGCATCGACAATAAAATCGGTAATAGATGCGATGAAAGAAATTTTAATGGATGTAAATTTGGAATTTGATGAGAATGGCATGAAGATAGTTGCATTAGATAATACACATATAGTTTTAATACATTTAAAATTACATGCCGATAAATTTGAGAGTTATTATTGTATGAAGAAATTATATGTTGGTATAAATATGCTTAAATTTCATATGTTAATAAAAACAATACAAAATGGAGATATATTATCATTATTTATTCATAAAAATGATCCAAATATATTAGGTATAACAATAGAGAATAATGAAAAGAATGTAAAAACAACATATAAATTATCGATGTTGGATATAGATGTTGTGAATGTGGATATACCACCAGCAGATTTTAATACAATAATAACAATGCCATCAGCATATTTGCAAAAAATAATAAGAGATATGCATAATTTAGCAGAATATATTGAGATTAAAAATATTGGTGGAAAATTGATATTAAGTTGTCAAGGTGAATTTTGTTGTCAGGAGACTATATTAGCAACTGAAACACAAAATATCCAAATAAAAAATAATGAAAACACACAAGAAATAATTCAGGGAATATTTAGTTTAAAATATTTAAGTATATTTACAAAATGTACAAATTTATGTTCAACAGTAGAAATTTATTTAAAAAATTCATATCCAATAATCTTACAATATAGTATAGCATCAATGGGAAGTGTTAAGTTATGTTTAGCACAAAAGAGTGAAGATTAATTCTATTCAATTTTTTTTTAAATATATCATTTTTAACATATGATGTATAAGTATTTTCAATAAAGAATAATAATATATTTAAAATAAATTTATCAATTTCATTAATATCATTTTCATTATATTTTTTATCAATGGAAGTTTCAATAGTAATATTATTATTATCATCACATTTTAAATTTAGATTATAATAAATATCTTCAATAAATTTATAATGTTCTAATTCGCTTTTAAGATTACAATAATAATTAACATTATTATGAGTATATGTTTCATTAACGGTTAATTCAAGATTAATTTTATCTAGAAGATCTTCAACTAACTTTAATAATACGAATGGAAAATCAATATTTTTTAATTTATTTAAATTATAATTAGTTCTTTTTAAAATTCTAGTATTATCATTTTTAGATATTTCAATAAAATCATATTCTTCAAATATAACTTTATTAAATTCTGCACTGCGAATAAAATCTTCAAAATTGTTAATAGACATATTTAAATAATAATAAAATTATATTTATATAACATTTAAATTGATTCATTATGAGGTTTATACATAACAACTGAATATGGATGTACATGAAGATTAAATAAATTTTTATTAACTCTATCATTATTTTTAAGCCAAATACGAATAATATGATAATTTTTTTTAGGGCTAATAGATAAACCATTAATATTCATAGAAGTTATATCAGTTTTGCCCATAGTTTCACCTAAAATAAGAGCAGCAATTTCAAATAATTTATCATTAAAATCTTGTTTATTAACTTTAAAAGATAAACAACCACCATTAATATTATTTTCATCTTCCCATCTAGGCATAATATGTTCTCTCATAATAAAAAACATACCTCTTAGCCATAAATCTTCAAAAGCTTTATAAATATTAACAAAATCTTCAACACTACTTATAGTAGTAATAAATTTATAACTATTAGCATCCCAATTCATATCATATGGATCATGAAAATAAAGAGACCAAACATCATTAATATAAGTTGATGAAGACATATTAATAATATAAAATAAAAGTTTTATATCTACTATTAATATTATTATCAATGATTTAAAAAATGATTTAAGGGTTTATTAATGATTTCTTTAAATAAAAAATTGATATTATTTGATAATTTGAAAAAGATTATTAAAAAATGTGTTGTGATTATAATCTTATTCTTATTATATTTATAATATTATATAATATAATAGATGTATATAATCGTCATATTAAAGTAAAAGAAGAGTATAAAAAACGAGAAGAATTTAAAACAAAAAGAAAAGAATTAATTAATTACATTTATAAAACTTATAGTTGTTTAAATTATAAAATAATAAATGAAAAAATAAATAAATTACAACAATTACTTAAAAAAAATAATAAAACTTTAAATATAAAAAAATTATTACTAAAAATTAAAAAAGAATTAATTCAAATACAAGAAAAAGAATATTATGAATTATATGTGAAAACTAATAATATTATTAATAATGATCAAATTTATATAAATGCAAGAACTATGGCATTACAAAATAATCAATTAGAAAATTTGTTCAATATTGTTATAAAACAAATAGACATTGGAAATGATTTAAGGGTTTAATATTGATATCTTTAAATAAAAAATTGATATTTTTTGTTAATTTGAAAAAGGATTATAATAATATGTGTTGTAATAGAGATAATTATAATGGTTCTAAATTACTATTATTATTTATTATTTCAATAATAATTGGAAGTATTTGCATATTAACACATTCAACTATTGGATATATCATTGGTATAATATTAATATTAATAGCATTTGGTTTATTTATAAAAATAATTCTAATAAATCGTGATAATAATGATAATAATGATAATAATGATAATTATGATAATAATGATAATAATGATAATAATGATAATAATAAATATACAACTGACCCTAAATTATTAAAAAAAGATAAATATAAACAATATAAAATAAAATGTTTAATTGAATTTATTTATAATAATAATGATTATAACTATGATATTATAAATGAAAAGATAGATAATATAATTGATAATTATTATGATGAGAAAGACAGAAAAGATTTATTAATAAAAATACATATAGAATTAATACATATGAAAGTAAAAGAATTAAATGATATAATGGTTAATAATTTGAAAGATGTTAATAATATTTCAGAAGAAACTATTCAAGATAATTTAAATACTAATAAAAGAAATTTATATGCTTATAAAGATAATTTAAAGATTTTATTTAATTCTTTAAATGATGTTAAAATCGATATAAACGATTTATAATAATATCTTTATATTTATTAATGACAACATCAACAAGAGTAATAAAAACTTTACCACATCAATTAAATAAAATAAATGCTGTTTATGGTGATAAATATTTAATTAAAAAAACAGTTTTTGATAATTATAAATATAATTTTTTATGTTGGAAATCTAAATGTTTATATAATATATATTTTAATGAATATTCATATAATCGCAAAATTTTTGCATTAGATTTTAATATTACTAAAGATATGTTAAAAATTAAACATTTATCAATAAATAATGATTATAATGATAAAACATCTATAATTTATTATAATAATGATAATGATAATGATAATGATAATGATAAATTATTATTAAAAGATGATGAATCAAATGAAGTTAAAAGATTTGTTTTTGATTTAATATATAATACAGCTATTGAAAAGAATATTAATAAAGTTGTTATTGATATTAATAGAGATATGGGAAGATATAATAATGAATTAAAAAATGAAGGTTTTATACTTAATTATAATAATAAATGTTATTCAAATCCGCATTGGATAGAAGCAGAAAAAATATTATATAAAAATAATAGTTTAACTATAATAAAAAAAGATTAATTATTATGACAATACAATTATTTAATTCAATATTAACAATGACTACTGTATTTAAAATTAGTACTGATATAAATAAAATATTACCTAAGAAACATTTATTTAATACTGCAATATATTCAAATAATTATATAGTTGAACATAATAAATATAATACAGAATTTAGAAATTTGAATGAATATCATAATATTAAATGTTGGAAGTCTCATTGTATATTTGATTATCATATTGAAGATGATAATGATAATAATAGGATTTTTAATTTAGATTTTATAATAAATAAGGAGGATGCAGATAATACATTTATTAAAATTGATTATTTAGAAATTAATAATGATTATTATAATAAAAAATATTTTGATTATTCAAATTTAAAGATATTATTGAAAAATGATGAAGTTAAACTAATAAGAATTAGTTTAATAAATTTTATTGAGAATTGGGCAATAAAGAAAAATATCAAAAAAATAATTATAGAACTTCACAGTAATTTAGAAAGATATAATGAAGAATTTAAAGAATTGGGATTTAATATTGTAGAAAATAAAAAATTATTAAATCAATATTGGATAGAAGCAGTAAAAGAATTAAAATAAAATCTTATTATTTCTATTAATCATTATTTTTTATTTTTTTCTTATTATGATTTAATTGTTTAATCATATATATTTAAAGATACATAAAATAATAAATAAAATTTAATAGAAATATATAAATAATTAAATATTTATTATTTTCATCTAAATAATAAATACAATAATTAGTATCATTTAAAGTACTATTCGCAATTATACTCATTAAATTATTTAAAGATATTTATAAATAATCCTTAAATATATTTTTATGATTTATTTTTTAAGGATATTATCAACTTCTTTTAATAATGTCGAATACCATATACCTCCCATAAGTTCATCAATTAAATCATAATTTTTATTGATATTTAGAATTCTAAGTAATTCAACTTTTTTATCTTCATTTGAATTAAAAGTTCCATTTGTATGATATGGAATATAATGATCATATAATTTATTATATTTATTTTCAATTTCTTTTTGAGTTTCTATTTTTTTAATTTTTTTTCAATTTATCTTTTTTAAGTTGAATATTATATAATAAGCAAACAATCACTAATATTATAATAAGTAAGATTGTATTAATCATTTTTAGAGATTAATATTAAAAAAATAAATCATTTTTTTTAACTATTATGATTATAATAATCCTTCCATTTTTCTTTGAAATCTTCTAATGATGTAATAGTTTTTGTTTTATAATTTTTTATATTTAATGGAAATATTTGATTAGCTTCATAAAAATCTGCAAATATTTCTCCATTTTTTTCATATAACTTAAATGATACAATTCTTCCAAATCTATCATCTTTTATACAAATAAAATCATTTGATATATAAAATGGACTATAATTATAATAATTTACAATATAATTAATAATCTTGCAATTCATTCGTATTTAAGTAATCATAAATATATAATTATTAAATCAATTTTTTTTTATAAAAATAATAATAATGGATGATTTTTCAATATTAACATTAACTGAAATGGATATGCCACCTGAAATAGAAGAACTAAATATTAAATATAAAAGAAAACTTAGTGATGAAATAATATCAGAACTTAGAAATATGCGATTACGTGTTAATAATATGCTTAGAATTATGGAACGATATTAAATTAAATTTAAAATGATTTAAAGAAACTTATAAATTATCTTTAAATATATTATTATAAATTATAATGAATTATAGTAAAATAATATCATATATTTATGCATTATTGGCAGTAGGTTATGGAACATATTTTTGTATTACATATATTTATTCAGAATTGGTAACTATAAATGATTATAATAGTAGAAAAGAAACAATTGGTATAATTAAAACTATTTATTGTCATGATAAATCAACTTGTCATGCATATATAGAATATATTGTTAATAATACTAAATATTTATTATTAAATAAAATATCAAAGAATTTAAAAATAGGTGATAAAATAGAAGTTAGATATATTCCCGATAATCCAAATGATGCATTAGTTTATGGAGATATGCATATTTATTCATATATATATGTAAGTTTATTAATTATTCTCATAATAATATTATGGATATTTTTATTAATTGTTATTGCATTTCCAAGTATTTATAATAAATATATATTTTTAAATTATGCTATTTTTGTAACTATAAATATAACATTTGCATGGTATATAAATATGAATAATAGTTTACATGAATATTATGTTTATTGTATTAATGCAGACCATTATAATAATTATGATTATTACTATGATAATTATTATTATTATGATGATAATTTTCAAAATAATACAATAGGTATAATTAAAAGCCAAGATGAAAAATATAGTTATGTTGAATATTTTATAGATGGTGTTAAATATAATGTTAAACTATTACCACTTGATTTTAAAGTAGGTCAAGAAGTTAAAGTATTTTATAATAAAGATAACCATGAAGCTATTAAAATTTATGATAACACTGAAAAAAATAAGGAACTAATAAATATAATAATAGGTCTATTTATTTTATTATTATTATGGATTTGTTTATTTTATAGTATCCCTTTAATTTTAAATTAAAATGATTTAAAGAAACTTATAAATTATCTTTAAATATATTATAATGAATTATAATGAATTATAATGAATTGATATCATATATATATGCATTATTGGCAGTAGGTTATGGAACATATTTTTTTATTACTTATATATATTATCATTTGACAACTGTAAGAGGTTATAATTATCGAAAAGAAACAATTGGTATAATTAAAACTATGGAATGTTATGATGATGATGATTATTGTACATCAAATATAGAATATACAGTGAATAATACTAAGTATAGTAATATAAGCACTGTGCCAAATAATTTAAAAATAGGTGATGAAATTAAAATAAAATATACTCCAAATTATCCTAATGAGATATTTATTTATGGAAATATGCATATTTATGCATATATATATATAACTTTATTAATTATTGCAATAATATTATTATGGATATTTTTGTTTATTGTTATTATATTTTCAAGTATTTATAATAAATTTATATTTTTAATTTATGCTATTTTTGTAACTATAATTATATCTTATGAATGTTATCTAAATATTCATAATAACTATTATGATGATATACATAAATATGATGATTATGAAGATTATACAATTGGAATTATTACAAGTCAAGAAGACTGTTCAAATATTAATGATAATAATATTGAACATGAAATGTGTTTTAGTTATATTGAATATTTAATTGATGGTGCTAAACATAATGTTAAACTTCTAACTTTTAATTATAAAGTTGGTGAAAATGTTAAAGTATATTATAATAAAGATACTCCAGAAGCCATTAAAATTTATGATAAAACAGAAAACCAAAGACTTATTAAAATAATTATATATATAATAATTTTATTATTATTATGGATTTGTTTATTTTATTGTATCCCTTTAATTTTAAATTTGCGTAATAAAAAATGATTCATATTATATAAAAAAAATTATAGATAAAATGGAGATGATTGACTTTTCTTCACTCTCATTGAATGATATAATAGTTCCTGGATTTTCAGAATTACAATTACCAGAAATTCTGCAACAACAAGAACATATAGATATTATGAATTCTGAGACAATGAAAGAATTATTTATTAATCTTTATTTGAATGAAATACCCATAATTTCTTTTGAAGAAATGCAGCAAAAATTGATTGAATTCTATTTTGAAGAAGCAACAAGCGATTTAATCACTCGTCATTTGAATGCAATCTTTAATATTTTGCCCGAATCAGTAAGTATTTATATTAATCAGCGGATTATGCATTATGATTATAATAATGATATTGATCAATTCAACTTATACGCACTAATTGAATTCATTTCAATTTCAGAGGGCAATGAATATTTACAAGATATTTATAATTGTTTGAATTATATGTGACAATAGTTTTTGTCATTAATAAAAAAATAAAATCATTAATATATGCAATTATTGTAACTATAATTATTACATTATTTTTTATTAAAAATATAAATTATCATTATTATAAAGTTAAAGAAAGTGTTAAAAATAATCTATTTAATAATGTTAGTTATTCAGAGTTAATTTATGATTTTTTGCTAATAATTTTTAATAGTATAATGATTATATTATTCTGGTTATTTTTATTTATGCAGTTTAATTATCAAATTTTTTATATAAATTTATTATATTTATTACTTGCATTAATATTAGGAACAAATATTATTTTATATTTATTATATCATAATTATATTACTGGTGTAAATTATAATGAAAAAAGTTATTATATAAATCCTACAATTGTATCAGGTATAATTACAGATGTTGGTCACAAAGATAAAGACAATAAAAGACCTATAATAACTTTTGAATATACAGTTAATAATGTTAAATATATTAATACAAGTAATGAATATAATCTCATATATACTAATTATAAAAAGAATGATAAGATTCAAATAATTTATTCATCTGATAGTAATCCACAATATTCATCAATTTATAATAAAACAATTACATATTATAGTTGGATTTATATAATATTATTAGTTATAACATTAATATTATTATGGTTATTTTTTATTTATGATATTTATAATATTTCATTATAATAAAATGACTTATTATATAACTATTAAATTTTTATATACTATAACAGCAATAATTATTGGAACATTTATTTGCTTTTATTATATTTTAACAAATTATGATAAACTTGAATATTATTATAGTTATGATGAAAAAACTACTGGAAATATTATTAGTAAAAAATGTTTAAATAATATACATGCAAATAATGATATAGATGATTTTAAATGTTATTTTAAAGAATATACTATTAATAATGTTAAATATTCAGAGCCTTTTAATGAATCAGAAGATTTAATTACAAATAATAAAGTAGATATTTTATATAAAAAAGATAGTCCTGAAATTTCTATGGTTGATGATAAATCAAATATAAATTATTTTATTAATTTATTTATATCAATAATTATTTTAATTTTATTATGGCTATTTTTAATAATTATTGTTTTAAATGAAAATAGCTATTATAATAATTATATTCATCTACTTTATGCATTTGGATTAAGTATATTTATATCATTTTACTGTATAACGCATAATTATTATAATTATTATAATATAATTGGTAATTATATTGAATATGATAGTTATACTATTGGTATTGTAAAAGATAAAGATACAATTGAATATTCTATAAATAATGTTAATAAAACCTTAAAATTTTATAATAATGGTGAATATGATTTTAAAGTTGGAGATAAAGTTAATTTATTATATAATAAGAATGATATTGAAGATATTTCAATATATGATTTTAAATCAAAAATTACATATATTGTTAAATTAATATTATTATTATTATTTTTATTATTAATATGGGGTTTCTTAATTTATAATATTTCATATATTCTCCAATAAAAATATTTATATCTTTTTAATAATTATAATGGCTAGAAAAAAAGGAGGTAATTATATAGTTCCAAATCAATATCAAAATCAATATCAAAATCAAAATCAATATCAAAATCAATATCAAAATCAATATCAAAATCAATATCAAAATCAATATCAAAATCAATATCAAAATCAATATCAAAATCAATATCAAAATCAACAACAACAGCCAACAAATTACACTGGAATGATTGGAGATACAATGAAGACAATGCAACCTGTATATGATGCAACAGCATCAATTGGAATAGCATATGCAATATTTAGTGCAGTAATAGCAACTATTATATGTGGATTTGCAATATATGGTGGTTTTTGGTTAAAAAATATGAATTCTGATAAAACAGCAAAAACAACTGGAACAATTAAGGATGCATCATGTTCTAATACTAAAAAAGATAAATCTTGCGTAGCAACAATTAATTATATAGTTAAAGATGTTGAATATTCAGTATCAACAACAACAGGTATAGTTAATAAAGGACAAACAATAGATATATATTATGATCCGAAAAATCCAAATAATTTTTCAATTTCAAATAATACAACAAATATTATTGGATGGATTATTATAATCGCTGCTATTATAATATTATTATCATCTTGGGGATGGTTAATAATGACAATATTTTTTAAACCACTTGCAGCTGCAACAGGTGTTGGAGCAGTAGCAGGAGCCGTAATGCCTGGTGATGGATATGGTTCTACATTTGATAATAATTATTAGATTTAAAGGTTATTTAATATTATCTTTATATAATTATTTAAAAAATGCTTAATAAAATTTTGGAAGAAATAATTAAAAATAAAAATGGTGTTGAAATTGGTGGTCCTTCAAAAACAGGAGAGGTATTATATAAAAATGCTAATATTATTGATAATATTATTTTTTCAAAAAATACAATTTGGTCTAATCATGAAACCAGTGAATATAGATATTATGAAAATAAAATTGGTAAAGTTATTATAAATGATGCTGTTAATATTTCAAATATTAATGATAATCAATATGATTTTGTATTTTCTTCTCATACTTTAGAACATATTGCAAATCCATTGAAAGCAATTAAAGAATGGTTAAGAATTACTAAAAATGATGGTTATATTATTATTATTGTTCCTGAAAAATCATGTTGTTTTGACCATAGAAGAAATTATTCTAAATTTGAAACATTATTGTCTCAATATGAAAAAAATGTTGGCGAAGATGATTTATCAACATTACCTGAAATTTTAAGAAATCATGATTTAAGACTTGATCCACTTGCGGGAAATTTTGAACAATTTACAAAAAGAAGTTTAGATAATTTTAATAATAGATGTCTTCATCATTATGTTTATAGTGATTTATTATTATTAGAAATTTGTAAATATTTTAATTGCGAGTATATTTATAATGAAACACAAGGACTTGATAGATGGTTTATCATGAAAAAATTATAATTATTCATATAAAAAAAAGATAGTTATTTTTATTAATATTAATGAAAACATTAGTATTATATGTATTTCATGAATATAATGATAGAGTTAAAAGTTTTATTGAAAAAGCAATATTTAAAGATGATAATATTGATTTTATGATTGTATGTAATAATCTAAATCATAGAATAGATAATTTGCCAGATTATGTTATTTATAAAAATAGAGAAAATATTGGATTTGATTTTGGAGCATGGAGTTATGGATTTTTAATTGATAATTTCTATAAAAATTATGATAATTATATTTGCGTTAATTCTTCTGTTGTTGGTCCATATTTACCTGAGAATTATAAAGGTAAATGGACAGATTTTTTTATTAATGGTTTAAAAGATAATGTAAAATTATTTGGTAGTACAGTATGCAATCATTTTCATCCACATATTCAAACATATATATTTAGTTTAGAAAAAGAAACATTAGAATATTTAATTAGATGGCAAATATTCAGTTTAACAAATCATTATAAAACAGCTTGGGATACAATAATGTTAAAAGAAATATTTATGTCTGATTTAATTATTAGAAATAAATGGAATATAGGATGTTTAATACCTTATTATAAAAATATGGATTTTGTTAAATTAGTAGAAAATAATGATGTTGAAAATAATATGATTAATGGACATATTGAATTTAAATCTGATTTAATGTGTAATGAATTTTATAAGAAATATTGGACAGAGACAGATATCATATTTTTTAAAGGTAATCGAGATATTATTTTAAGATAATTTTTTTATATATAAAAAAAAAGATAGTTATTTTTATTAATATTAATGAAAACATTAGTGCTATATGTATTTCATGAATATAACGACCTTGTTAAAAGTTTTATTGAAAAAGCAATATTTAAAGATGATAATATTGATTTTATGATTATTTGCAATAATTTATATTATAGAATTGATAATTTGCCAGATTATGTTATGTATAAAAATAGGAATAATTTTGGATTTGATTTTGGAGGTTGGAGTCATGGATTATTAACTAATGATTTTTATAAAAATTATGATAATTATATTTGTGTTAATTCATCTGCAGTTGGTCCATATTTACCTGAGAATTATAAAGGTAAATGGACAGATTTTTTTATTAATGGTTTAAAAGATAATGTAAAATTATTTGGAAGTTGTATAAATAAAGATTTTCATCCACATGTGCAAACCTTCATTTTTAGTTTAGAAAAAGAAACATTAGAGTTTTTAATTAAATGTGAAATATTCAGTTTAACAAAACATTATGAAAAATTATGGGATACTGTAATTTATAAAGAAATATTTATGTCTGATTTAATTATTAGAAATAAATGGAATATAGGATGTTTAATACCTTATTATAAAAATACAGATTTTGTTAAATTAGTAGAAAATAATGATGTTGCAAATAATATGATTAATGGACATTTAGAATGTAAAGCCGATATTATGTATAATAAATTTTATAAAAAATATTGGACAGAGACAGATATCATATTTTTTAAAGGTAATAGAGATATCAATTTAAATAAAACTTAATTATATGTAGATATAATAGTACCTATTGGAATTTTTGAAAATAGAATATTATTATCTATGAAATATTTGAACCAATCATATTCAGTTTTATTTTTATCAAATATAAAATCAATTAGATATTTATCATTTAGTCCTCCTAAATGTTTCCATATTTCATTTTGAATTTTAGTTATTTCTGTTGGAATATTAGCATTTTCATTTATATATCCTGCTTTTTTATCTGAATAAAAAGTATTATTTTTAAATTCTTTACTCTCATTCATAATTTTATCAAATTTTCTTAGAAATAAATTAATATATCTATAATCATCAAAAAATGTTATTTTAGTTAATTCTGATAATTTATATGTATTTCCATAATCCCAAATCATCCATTTATAACCTATATTTTCAATATAATAATCATCATTATTTATTCTATAATGAAAACATCCACCCGCTTTTATTTTTGTATATAAAAAATTAGCATTATGAGAATCTCCATGATTTAAATCTAAACTATGAAATAAAAATATTGACATAAATATTTGTTCATATATATTTTTCCATATTTTTGCAGATAAATTTGAATCATATTTATTTATAAAAGAATTTAAATCTCCATTTGCTAATTCATATAAAATTATTGAATAATTTTTATATTTATTATTTGCTTTTAATAATAATTCTGGGTATTTATCATTTTTAATAATATTATTGCATTTAGATGTTGCATATAATATTGGAAAATGACATATATTATTTTTAAATGCATATTTAGACAATTTATCAAATATTAATAATTCTCGTTTAAATTCTTTCGTCATTAATTGTATTTTTGATGCAAATTTTGGCATATCATTATCATTATCATTATCATTACCATTATCATTATCATTATCATTACCATTACCATTATCATTAATAATTTTAGATTTATAGACAATGCCAAAAACACTTTTTGAGCCAATTTGTTTATATAATAAAATATTTTTATTTAATTTATATTGATTAGGTTTATTTGTTAATTCTAAACAACTATTATTATTAAATTTATTAAAATATAATAATAATTTTTTATTATTTTTATAAATATCATTAAGTATTATTGATTTATACATTGAAGATTTTTTATGTTTTATTGGTATTGGTGGAGATATTGAAGATTTTAATAATTTAATTTCTTTTTTTTTAAAACATAAATTATCAATTTTATTATATATATCTATATCTTTTACATTTATATTTGAAGGTTTTTTTATAGATAAACAAAAATCATTAACTATTTTATAAATATCATCATTTTCACATTTATTTTTAAAAAAATTATAAATAGGTGAATTATCTTTTATTCGTCTATTTGTTAATGGATTTATATTTTTATTTTTTCTCCATAAATTACATTCAGTTTCTGTAATTTCTTTCTTAATTACCATTATTTATCTATATTTATATTATTTAATATTCATTTGTATTTTCAAATGAAAAAGAAAAAAGAAAAAAAGAAGTGATTATGCACTTACAACAGTATCTGCTGCGGCAGCTGGAGTTGATGCTGGTGCTGGTGTAGAAATTGATTTAGATCCAGCAGCTGGGAAATGATGAGAAATTAGACGTTGAAGAATGAAGAATGTAACCTCTTCATCATTATTAATTTTAAGAATGTTCTTTAGTTTATCATCAGGAAGAATAATACGGCGATTAGTTGGTTTATTTAGATTATGTTCTTTAACATACGCATTAATATAACGAGTGATATCAGTTCTTGATTTTTCAGTTCCATGAGGTACTCCAATGAAATCGCACAGTTCATCAGAAATTTTATTTGGTTTAGCAAATCCTGATGGAGATTTTCGAGCATTGTCGCGTTTCTTTTGAATACGTTCAACAATCTTACGAAGTTTATCATGTTCTTTTAGAACTGGTTTAATTGAACTTTGAATATCCTTAACTAATACTGCAAGATTAGCAATTTTATCTGCTAGTAATTGAACAACATTTTCATGATCAACTGTTTTATCATCTGATGCAACTTCTTCAGATGATGTTGGAGTTCCTGATTCATCAACTTTTGCAACTACAACTGGTGCAGTTTTTCCACGTGGTTTTTTTACAGGTACATCAACAGCAGCAGCAGCAGGAGCAGGAGCAGCAGGAGCAGCTACAGGAGCAGCTACAGGAGCTTCAACTTTTGATTTTGGTTCAACTTTAGGTTTAACCGGTTCTGCAGCTACTGCTTTAGCTTTATTTTCAACTTTTGATGCTTCACTATTTTTAACAGGTTCTGATGTAATATTTTGTTTTTTCGCAACAGGAGGCATTATATTTTTTATATTTCTATATAATAATAAATCTTTATATCATTTTTATTATTAATCTTTAATTAATTTAAAAATTCTTGTTAAATGATTTTTATCATTATCATTAATTTTATTCCAATCTTTTTTTGTAATAGGTATATAAATAAAATTGCATATAAATCTTCCTTTATTAATTCCCAAATCATTAATTATATAATTAGTTGAAAATGGTTCAATTTTAATTAATAAAATTTCTTTATTTAAAAATACATGTTCTCTTATATTCCCTGCTATATATTCGGCTGTTGATATTAACATATCGTGAATAATATCAATACTTTCATTTGCATTTTTAATATGATAATAATTATTATTATTGTTAACAATATTTAAATTAAATATAATTTCGTGTTCATTATCATTTTCATCAATATGTGTTATAATTATTTTAGGATATTTTTTACAATCTAAATCAATAAAAATAGGTTCTGTTAAATCTCTTAAAAATATTCTGATTTTTTTCTTATTTTTACTATAATAATCAGAATAAGTTATATCTAAATTAAATGAGTGTGTTATTATATTATTATTTTTCATCATTACATTTATAAATTCCTTAAATAATTGACTATTAATAATATAATCAAATGTTTCTTCCCAATTATTATAATTAATTATTAATTCCTCATTATTTAATATTTGATTATATGCATTTGTTGCTTCCGTAAATTCTTTAATTTTTTTATTTTTTTCTTCATTATCTATAATATTATTTAATTTATCTGGATGTGATTTTAATGCAATTTTTCTATATGCTTTTTTAACTTCTTCTATTGATGAATCATCTTTAATATTAAGAATTTTATAAGGATTTTCAAACATATTTATATATTTAAAACTATAAATATTTATATTTTTAAATATAAATATGGATAGTAAAATAAACGAATATATTGATATATGTATATGTTCAAATGGTTCTCATTATGATGTTTCTAAAGTTATTTATGAATTAATTAAAGATAAATTTTCATATTCTGGAAAAAATGTATGGAAATTTACTAATAATGATATTATAATTATTGATGATAAACAAATCTATCTAAAAAAAGAATTGAATACTAATGTTATTAATGCATTTATTTTAAGGGGCAATTATTGGGATAATAAATCAAATACTGAAATTAATATTAATATTTCTAATGATTATAAAACTAAATCATCTATATTATTTCAAATTGCTAATAAATTAAAAGATAGTAAATATTTAGGACATATTATTAAAGAACTAAAACAATTTTTTAATGATATAATAGATGACTAATATAAATAAAACAAAAGATATAGTAAATGATTATTTTAAATATGATAAATTAAGAGATTATTTAGATACATTAGATAATGTTAAAATTATTACATTTCATAATATTAATATTCATATTTATTATAATACAAAATCAAATGATAATATAGATTATAATTATATTAATAAAATTCTTAAAAGAGCATATATAATTACTCAATATATTCAAAAAACTTTTAATATTCATTTAATATTATCACCTCTTAAAAAAAAATTTAATCATATCTATTTTAGCAAAAAAAATTGTAATTCTGGTTTAACATATCTTTATTTAAATACATATCAACCAATTGTTAATATTTATATAATTAGAAAAGAAGAATTTGGCAAAGTTATTATTCACGAAATTATTCATCATATTACATTAATTCATTCATCTTTTAAAATATCAAATATTAATAAATTAAAAAAACATTTTAATATATCTCATAAAGCTAATATTGATCCTAATGAAACTATTGTAGAATTTTGCGCAACTGTATTTCATTTATATCAAATTAGTTTGGAATCTAATATTGATTTTTATAAATTATTTAAAGACGAATTAAAATATTCTTTATATAAAACTCAATTATTATTAAAAAAACAAAAAGAAATGCATAATGGTATATGGTATGAAGAAAGTCATATATATTGTTATATAATTTTTAAAACTATTATTATGTATAATTTATGTGAATTTTTAAAAATATATACATATCCATATAATGATGATGTTATTACTGATTTTATAATCAATCATTCTGATTTTTTAAAATCATTATCTATAAGTATTAATCCAACTAATATAAGACCAGCAAATTCATTATGTTTCATGATTCATAGTGATTCATAATTGTAGATTTAATAAATATTTACATTGATTTATATTACCCATTATTTCATCAATTATATTTTGTAATTCGGTTGCTTTATTCAATGTTGTTCTAATCTTTTTTATTTTTTCTATTTCTAATTCCAAATAATTATTAATATTATTTGTATCATTTGATATAGATATTTCAATATTGAAAATATTTATTGGCTGTTTATTAAATTTACCAATATAAATTTCAATGAATTTATCTATATTATCGGATAATGCTGTATATAATTTATCCAATGCTATATGTTGAGAATATTTCATAACACTCCAATGAAATAATTTAATTTGATTCAATAAATTTAAAAAATACTCAATATATATTTTCTCACTCATATTATTATTAATAGGTTTATTAATACAAAACAAAATTATTATTATAATTATAATAATAATACAAAAATAAATGTCAATTGAAGATATTCATTATCTTAAAAATAATAGTATCAAACAAACATGTGTAATTTTAATTGATAGTAAAAATAGAGATTTGAATATATTTCCTAATCCAAATGAATATATAGTGTTTTTTAATGTTCCATTTAAAAATGTAATTGGATTTGATATTATAGATTCTAGCATTCCTAGAACAATGTATTCTGTTGATATATATAATAATTCATTATTTATTTATATTCATCCTACAAAAAATTATGACACATTTAATAATATAATTCAAAATTTAGATAATAATAATAATAAAGATCCAACTTTTAATAATCTTTTTACTGAAATAAAAATAAAACCTGGTGATTATACATTACAATTATTTATTGAAGAATTTAATCATTCTATTATAAATTTTTTAGATAATATTTTTCCTAATAATTCTATAAGTACTGATACTGATAATAAAAAAGTTTTAGAAATTAATGCATTATCCGATCCAACTGAAATGACTGATATGATTGAATTTATTTGTACACATCCATTTATTATAAATATGGGTGATAGTACTATAGCTGAAACATTAGGTTTTTATTTACTAACTAAAAAAGAATTAAATAATATTAATTATACGTATAATCAATTATATAAAAAATTATATATTTCTTTTAAACCTCCTGAAGATTTTAAATCTAATTATAATGATAAAAAACCTAATTATATTATTAGTCCGGGTATGGTATGTTTTACGGGTGAAAAATATATTTTAATGAGATCTAAAGAAATTGAAGAACATTCTTTTGGATCACTTGCATATACTAATAATAATTTAGGTATAGCTAAATTTAGAACTAATAGTTTAGGTTTTAATGATGAAAAATTATATATTACTAAAATACCAATAAGAGAATTTCATCCAATTGGAAAATTATCTCAATTAAGTATAAGATTTGAAACAGCAGATAGAAAATTATATGATTTTAAAGGAGTTAATCATAATATTACATTAGCTATTTATTATTATGAACCATCATTTAAGCAAAATATTAATTTTAATTCTATTTTAAATCCTAATTATAATACTAATTTTAATAATTATAAATATACAAATGATGAACAAGAAATTATTAATGAAGATGATGATGATGAAGATGATTTAGATGATGATATTAATGAAAATTTTTCACGTGATAATATTAATATTTATAAAAAAATGGAACAAAAATATAATTATTAATTTTATTGACATTATAATCTTATATTATTTCTAAAATTATCTATATATTCTATTATATTTTCTAAATTCTTTCGCGTAAATGTCCCATTTTCTATTAATTTTTCCATCTCATCATTTGTTATTGAACCATCATTTAAGCCATTTAAAATTTTAACCTCAAATTTCTCCAATGATGATTTAAATTCTTCCGGTTTTTTATTTTCTTCTTTTTTAATTTCTTTTTCTTCCTCTTCATCATTACTAAATTTTTCAATATATCTATATTTTTTAAATTGACATCCGTATATTACTATAAATAATATAGCAAATATTAATGCTAATGATAATAAATTTAATATATTATGATAATATCCCATTATTTTTATTCGTTCTGTTTTTATTATAAGATATTAAAAAAATTAAATATTCTCATTGAATAGAAATGACTGAATTAAATATAGCTTATTCATATAATGGAAATGAAATGATGGAAGATAAACAATCTGATGATATTATTGATTATCAACAACAATCACCAATGCAACAATCGCCAATACAACAATCACCAATACAACAATCACCAATACAACAATCACCAATACAACAATCACCAATACAACAATCGCCAATACAACAATCGCCAATTAATAATAGTTATTATATGAATCAATCTCCAATGCAACAATCACAAATTATTAAAAAACAACAAATATATCAACAAAGAAATCCGGAATATTCTTTTTGGGATAGAATGGCATTATCTCGCAATGATGTTTTTAAATTAGTATTATTAGCTTTTGTAATTGTATTAGGTATTTCTATTTTTCAATTAGGTAATCATTATTTAACTCAATATTTATCTGATAATATATTATCATCTACCCAAGAATTTATTGTTCGAATAAGTTATCCTATTTTAATATTTTTATTATTATGGATAATTAAATCTTTATAAATTAGATATCAATGAAATTACAAGAAATATATGATATTATTAAACCATTAATTGATATAATTATTAATAAATATTTTAAAGAAAAATATGATTTTATTATTAATATCATATCGATTTTTAACACTAAGGCATCTGAACATGCTTTAAGTGTCGGCAATTCTGGTTCAACATTATCAGTATTTAAATGTACATGGATATATAAAATTTATTATTATTTAATATTATTCGTTTTTCTTATTTGCTGTATTTGGATTATTTATGATATTTTTAATAAAAATTATTATGCTACTAATGCTTATTTTAGCACATTAATTAAAAATCAAATAATATTAAAAGATATTCCTGAATTTAAGCAAATTGAAAATATTATTTATTTAACAGATAATTTTTCACTTGATATTAATTTTATATTTTTTATTATTATTTCTATTATTATTATTGGGATTGTTTATTATTTTCATTTTGTACTTAATTTAAATCAATTATATATTGAATTTAATCTATTTATTCCTTTCATTGCTACTATTATTATTATTGGTTTGATTTATTTTATATTTAATTTTAATTATCTTAATATATTATCCCGTAGAAATAATACTTTAATGAAATTAATTTATAATAATATTAATATGCAATTTATTAATGATAATAATTTATGCAATTATCTGAAAAAAAGAGATAATTTAGATGATTATTTTGTTTATGGTAAATGTAATAATATTAAATATCTTTTTACTATCAAAAAATTATATTCTTATATAACTGTGCAAATTAATGAGATTTATAGCAAAGATAATAATGTTAATATTGAAACTTTTAAATCTATGAAAGATAGTAAAGGTATTTTTTATAAAGATAGATTAAAATCTGCTTTTTTTACTTTCTCAATAATGAAATATTATATAGATAATAATTTATTAAATGATGCATCTGACTTTTTTTCAACTTACAATTTAATGAAATTAATGTTCAAACCACGCATTAATCCTATCTTAAACTTAAATTATGAATCTATTTTATTTAATAATGCCGATTTATCTTATTCTATACCTGAAATGCAACAAGCTTTTAATAATAATAAAGATATATATAATTTCGTATATAATGACTTTAATAATATTAATTCAACTATTCAAAAAATAATAGTTGATATATATAATATTTGCAAATACAAAATGATTTGTGTATATTATTATTATTTATTAATAGGTATAATTATGATTTGTATTATTCTATATTATTTTATTAAAAATTATTATAATAGATAATAATAAATAAAGGATGTCATCAGCAGCACAACCACCACCACCACCACCAGCAGCAGCAGCACCAGCACCAGCACCAGCAGCAGCAGCAGCAGCAGTAGTAGCAGCAGCAGCAGCAGCAGCAGCAGGATCAGGAGGACCACCAGGACCACCACCACCACCACCACCACCACCACCACCACCACCACCAGCAGCAGCAGCACCAGCACCAGCACCAGCAGCAGCAGCAGCACCAGGATCAGAATCTGAAGAACAAGCAGCAGAATCTGAAGAACCTGAAACAAGAGGAACAGGATCAAAAATAGCTACAAATACTAATCCGCCTCCACTTGCCTCTACTTCATTTATGTATTATTTTAATGATAAAATAATAGATATTAAATCACATGATTTAAATAAGTTTAGAGATAAATTTGCAAAATTATTTAAATATTTAAATTATTATAATCATCAAAATAATGGTGCAACAGATGCTGAAAAACATAATAGAAGCAGAGGTATCTATAAGAAATTTAAATATAGTTATGCAGATATGGTCATTAATACAATAAATGATATTAATGAAGAATATAAAAAATTATACAAATTGATGTATAATTTTTCTATTAATTATGTTGAAAAAAATTCAAATAATTATGAATTAATTGAATTTGAAAAAGAACAAATAATTGAGCAACAAAAAATTGAAGCTGATGATATACTTAAATATGATTTTTTAATTAAAATTTATAATACGTATTTATATCTATTATTTCAACTTGATTTAGTTGAAATAATTAAAAAATTTAGACAAACCAAAGATAAAGATAAACTTCAAAAAAATATTTCTAAAATTTTTAATGCAAGTAATTTTGATTATAGTAAAATTGAAACTTTAAAAGTAGAATTATTAAAAGATAAAGAAGATTCTAATAATTATAAAAATAGGATTATAACATATTATAATGTTAATTCAAATAGTAGTACTAACATAAATCCAGATGATGTTACTAAAATAAATATCTCAATAAATGAAATTTCAGGAATAATATCTAAAGAAAATATAATCAAAGACCATGATGAAGTTTTAACAGCATCTAAAAGAGTTTTAAATGCAAAAGATAGAATAAATGCAGCAGCATATAAAATAAGATCTTTAGATTCTACATCTATTAATAGTGATCTAATTTCTGAAGCATTAAAAAATGTAACAGATTCTATAGAATCTGTAAATGAAGCAATAACTTTTACACTAGATGCAGAAAAAAAAGGAAAATTAGATGATGCAGAAAAAAAAGCAACAGAAATTGAATATACTGCATTACATATTGAACAAGTAGTTCAAAAATTTATAACTCCTCCTAAACTACAAAATGCAGCTGTAAAGGCTGTAGGATCAATTGCTGAAACAGTAAAACAATTACCATATGATGTTGGACGTATTCGTACTGATAAAAATAGTATTGCTGATAAACAAGAAGTTCTTAAAGATATTAAAAGTATATCACAAAATGCAGAAGGAATAATAATAGAATTATCAAAAATAATAACAACTATAATATTAGATGATAAATATAAAGATAATAAAGCAACAGCATTAGAACATCAAAATAAACTTAAAATAGTTGGGGAGGGAATTAGAATTGCAATGGAAACTGCAGAAAAGGCTAATAAATACGCAAATACTGTTATATATGATTCAACTATAGCAGTATCACTTAATATTAAGGTAGAAGACGCAAATGAAGAATTAGATAAAGCAATATATAATGTATATACAACATTTAATGAAATAAATGATTTTGTAATAACCTTAAAAGATGATAAATTAACCCCAAAGGTTTCTGCATTATTAGATCAAGCTAAAAATATATCAATCGAAAGATTAAAAAATGTATCAGAGAAAATTAAAGATGATATAACTGCAACTATAGATAAAATAGCAAAAACTGTAGCTAAAGCAGTTAAAAATTCAGTAGACAATTTTACTACCGCAAATGATGCTGCAACTAAATTAATTAAAAAATATGAAGATGAACATGACAAAAAAATAGATGAACATGACAACAAAATAGCTGAACATGTCAAAAAAATAGCTGAACATGACAACAAAATAGCTGAACATGTCAAAAAAATAGCTGAACATGACAAAAAAATAGCTGAACATGACAAAAAAATAGAAAAAATTAAGGCAGCAAATGAAAAGTATGATCCAAAAATAATTTCAACACTACAGAATCAAATAACTGATATAGAGAAAAAAATAAAAGAAGAAGAGAAAAAAAAAGATGATGAAGTGAAAAAAAGAGATGATGAAGTGAAAAAAAAAGGGGAAGAAGAGAAAAAAAAAGATGATGAAGTGAAAAAAAAAGGAGAAGAAGTGGAAAAAAAAGTTGAAGAATTAATACAAGTACAAAAATATAAAAAAGAAAAAGAAAATATTGAAAGTTTAAATACTGAAATATACGAACTTCATCAACCTAAACTTGAAGAAGTTCAAAAACATATTAATGGAATGGTAATTAATGATAATGATGTAATATTTTTTAAAAAATATAAAATAAAATTATTAATATTTAAATTAATTATTAATTGCATATCTAAATATATTGATGGACTTTTTATTTCTCTAATAAAATTTCAAGATGAAGGTAAAGAAATATTAAAAAAACTTATTAAATTAATTAATCTTAATGAAAATGTAGATATTACAAAAGAAGATATTACAGAAGAAAAAATAGAGAATTTTTTTAAAATATTATATTTTACAATATTTTTCTATAGAACACAATTATTAACTTATTTAAAAGAATTATTGCAAAAAGAACAAATCAAAATATCTGATATAATATCAAAATTGAATATTGATATTGATAGTTTATCAGATATTTTATTTAATAGTGCAGCAGATCATAATTATATTTTGCAATATTTAAATCAAATAACTACAGAAGATATTAAAAAATATGATACAAACTCGGATGATAAAGAAATAGTTATGCAATTAGAAGAAAAAGTCGCAAAAGAATTAGTAAAAATAGCAAATAAAAAGCCTGTAATACAAAAAGAACCATTTGCAACAAGATTAAAAGCAACAACTGATGTTGCAATAGCAAAAACTGATGCATTTGCAACATCAGTAAAAGCTAATGCATCAGCAATTGCAACATCAGTAAAAGCAAATGTTGATGCATTAGCAGCAGGAGTATCAGCAGCAGGAGTATCAGCATTTGCAGTCATGTCACCTAAAAAAAATCCAGATGAAATTACATCTGAAACATTACATAAAGAAATTAAAGAAATAATAGTGAATACACAAAAACAATTAAATGATTCATTTGATAATATATATATAATAGATTTAGTTAATTTATATTCATATCATCTGGAAAATATTGAATATAATATAAGAAATATTAATTCAACCGTAGTAAAATACAGCAATGAAATGGCATATATAATTAGCTCAAATATTTTAATTGATCTAATTAAAATATTAGATCTATTATTTGGTAAAACATCAGATACTATCTTAGATAACTATAAACAAAATTTAAATGAATATGAAAAAGATCTTATTAAAAAGTCAAATATTAAAAAAATATTAGATATATTTAATAGCTTATATTTAATATTTTATGATAATTTTGCAATTTTAAGTGAAAAAGTTATTAATATTAAAGCAACAAACGATGCGCCAATAAATTTAGATGGTCCTCTTAAAAGTCAAATAATAGAAATATTAAAGCTAACATTTGAAAAAGAAACAGTAGATAAAAAAGATACATACAAAAAATACATTACTAATTATGTTAAAAATCCAAAGTTTAATGTACCAGATGATATAATAACAACTAAAAAATCTGATAATATATTAAATATTCAAATTTTATTTAATAATGCATTTCATATGTTTAAAGAATATACTTATAAAGAATTAACTGATGTTATTATTCAAGAATTGATAAGTAAAGTAGAACAAGTAAATATATCTATAGATGCTAACTTATCACAAGACGCACATGCAACACCAGCTGATAAAAAATATTATAATAAAATGCAAGAATTATTAAAAGCTACTCTTGAAATATTTATATATCAGAATAAATATTCTTCAGATCTAGATACTTTTTTAGTTAGTGTAGACCTTACTAATAGTAAAAATACTTTTTTAGCGTTTAAAGATCAACAAATAAAAGCATATCAAGAACATTTTAATAAGTTTGATATAAAGGATATTATAAATACCTATGATATAAATTATCTAACTGAATATCCACGACATAAATTGTGGATATATAGTGAATTTGATAAAATTAAAGATAATATTACAAATATAGTAGAATTATACAATTCACTCAATAATATAAAAATTTATACGTATGATAGTAAAAAAAGCGATATTGAAAAGTATTTAGAAAATATAAAGGATTATAAAAAAAACATAGACGATATATTTAATGGAAATATATCAAATAAAGAAAAATTTTATAATATTGTAGAACAATTTATATATATATCTACTAAATATTTAGTAATACTAAATATAATAGCACAAATAATAGTATATAATGATGTAAATGATGTAAAAAATGTAAATGATGAAATTAAAGTTTTTTTACAAGTATTATTTGATAATCTTATAAAAAGTACAATAGAATTATTATTAAAATTTCAAGATCCTGATAATACACAATCTGTAGCAGCTTACACAAAAATAATTAATCAAAAAAAAGATTTATTGATTGTTGTTCATAATAATATAGAAACATTAATAAATTTAATTAAAAACTCAAATGCAGCCAATATTGCAGATGCTGAAAATGCAATAAAAAATACAGGAATAGCTGCTGGGGAAGAAGCTGCAGCAACTGCAATTATTGCAATAAAAGCAGTAAATATAGCTTGTGATGTTATAGCAGCACCACCACCAGGAGCAGCACCACCACCACCAGTAGCAGCAGCATCAGCAGCAGCAGCAGGACCACCAGCAGCAGGAGCACCACCAGCAGCAGGACCACCAGCAGCAGGAGCACCACCACCGCCAGCACCAGTAGCAGCAGGAGTAGCAGCAGCAGGAGTAGCAGCAGCAGAAAAAGCAGCAGTAGCAGCAGCACCAGTAGCAGCAGCAGCACCAGTAGCAGCAGCAGAAAAAGCAAAATATGATGCAAAAATAGCTATGGTAGTCTATACATCTCAAATGGAAAATTATATAATAACAGAACTATATAAATTAGATAATATAGTAGTATCACTAAATGTTTTACATAATATAGCAAAAAAAGTAGCAAATAAAGTAGCAATAATATCAGTTAATAAAGGATATTTAGATGAAATAGATATTAATCAAAAAAAACAAATAGCAGAAGAAGCAGCAGAAGAAGCAACAGTAGCATTACCAGCAGCAGGAGTAGCAGGAGTACCAGGAGCAAATGATTATATAACTAAAATAAAAGAAGCAGCAGATACAGGTAAAAATGGAGAAGAAATAAAATTATTGACAGCGAAAGCAGCAGCAACAGCAGCTATATATGGAGCTAATATAGTTTCTACTACTATAAAGCTAAAAATATCAAAAAAATTTTTAGCTTCTATAGCAGGAGAAGCAGCTGGATCAGCAACTGAAAAATATCTACCACAAATACAAGACCAACCATTACCATTACCAAATCTATATACCAAAAAAAATATATTAATTATAGCACCCCCAAAAGAAGAAGCAAAAATAGCAGGAACAATAGCAGGAAAAGCAGCTGCAATAGAAGCAAAAATAGCATTTCCAAATGCACCAGTAAAAGTTATAGCTGCTATAGCAGGAAAAGCAGCAGGTCATGCATCTTTTGAAATAACAAAAAAAGTATTTAATATTAATAATGATTATAATAATAATGATAATAAAATAGTAACATTACAAATAGCAGCAGTATATGAAGCAGTATATGCAGCAATAAAAGTAGCAATGGATGCAAAAAAAACTATTGAATTTATAGCCGAAATAATAGGAGTAGTAGCAGCAGAAGCAACATTTACAGTTATAAAAAATACAACTGATAAAAATATACTTAAATTGTGTAGAGATGCAATAATAAGACAAATAGAGCAATTAACAGCAAAATTTATATCTAAAAACTATAATATTTTAGAAAAAAATTATAAAGAGACTATATTTAGAACAGCTGCAATAGTAGCAGTTGGAATATTAGTAGGAAATAAAATAATTCCAAGTCAAGATGATTCAATAATATACACCAAAAGTGGAGTAGATGAAGCAATAAAAGAAGCATTCATTAGAACAAAAAATATATATAATGTTAAGAAAGATTTAACAATAGATATAGTAGAAATATCAGCAAAAATAGCAGGAAAAGTAGCAGCAAAACAAGAGGAAGAAATACAAAGAAATACTTTTAATAAAGATACAAAAATAATTATAAAAGATATAGCAATAGAAGCAGGGCGAGCAGCAGCAACTGCATATGATTTTTCTATTAATAAAGCAAAAATTCCAGAGAATCATGAAATACTAAGTAAAATAAATCAATATCCAGAAATGAAAGAAGTAGAAATAGGGAAAGCTGTGGGAGAAGCTGTATTAGAAATAACTGATGAAGATCTTGAAAATGAAGCAACAACAGCAGCATCACAAGTAATCGCAGATAATATAGTAGCAGTAGCAGCAGCAGCAGGAACAGTAGCAGCAGAAAACGCATCAAGAAACACAGTCATTCCAGTAGATGAAAGAGAAGAAAATTTAATAGCTGAAATAGTAGGAGGAGCAGCAGGAAAAGCAGCAGGAAAAATAGTAATTACTGAAGCAAAAAATAACAATAGTCAAGTAAATTTAACAATAGTTGGAAAAATAGCAGAAAACGCAGCAAAAAATGCAGGTGCAGACGATAGAATTGCAAATATAGTAAATGCAACAGCAATAGCTATTGCTGCTGTTAATGCTCTTAATTTAGATGAAGTATCATTAAATTTAAAAGCATCTGTATCTGTATCTGATGAACAATTAAATGAAATAATAGCAAATTTGGTAGAAGGAACTGCAAAAAGCGCAATAAATGATAGTAATATAATTAATGATGAAAAAATAGCAATAATAGAAGCGGCTAAAATAGTAGCATTAGAAACAATACATATATCATTTGATGATGTCATTTTTATAGAAAAAGTAGCAACACACATAGTAAGAAAAATAGAAGAAATAGATATAGCAAAAAGAAACGAATTAGCAGAAAAAATAGCAGAAAAAATAGCAAATATAATAGCAAATATAATAGGAATAGAAGAAGATAAATCTTTAATAAAAATACAATCTTTTAAAGATGAGTTAAAAAATGCAACGGTACAAAAATTATTAATAGCACTACCACCAGTTTTACCAGTTTTACCATTACTAACTAATGACCAATTACAACAGGTACATAATGCAGTAGTTCAAGCAGTAAAAATATTACCAATAGATATACAAGGTAATGTAATATTAAATAATGAGAAATTAAGAATAACAAATATTTTAAAATCTAAATATCAAGATATAATATTAGAAGCAGAAACTAAAGCAGCAGAAGCAGCAGCAGCAGGAGCAGGAGCAGGAGCAGCAGCAGAAGCAGCAAGAGCAGCAGCAGTATATGCTATTAAAGAAATATATATATTTAAAAATCCAAATATAACATTATCACTACCTACAATAAAAGAAATAATAACTGATATAGTTAAAATAGTTGCTAATGAAGCTTCCAATTCATATGTAATTTCTGAACTAACTGATAAAAAAATAAATGAAATATTAGATGATGTAATACCACAAGCATTAGATTTAAATAATGAGAAATTAAGAATAACAAATATTTTAAAATCTAATTATGATGCTATAAAATCAGAAGCAGCAAAAGAAGCAAAAGAAGCAAAAGAAGCAGTAGAAGCAGTAGAAGCAGTAGAAGGAGTAGCAAGAGTAGCATTAAATAATATTTATGTAGTTGAAGTAGCAGCAAAAGTAGCAGCAGAATATGCTAATAAAGAAATAGATAAAATTAAAGATCTAAATGTAAAATTACCACAAGATACAATAAAAGAAATAATATATGAAATAGTTAAAATAGTTGCTGACGAAGCTTCCAACTTATATAAAATTACTAAACTAACTGATGTAAATATAAAAGAAATATTAGATGAGGTAATACCACAAGCAGCACTTCAAGTAGATTTAGTTGGTATAGATACTAATTTACAGCAAAATAGCTTAAATATAAAGATTGCTGCAAAAACAAACTTTCCACAAGGTCATGAATTTGGTGAACTACCTATTGGATCACTTAGTAGTGGATCACTAAGTGAAAAAGCATTAAATGCAGCAACAGCAGCAGCAAATAAATTAGTAGATACAGCAAAGGATGAAGCAAATAAAATAAGTAAATATTTAACAAAAGATTATATTTTTAATATAGCATCTAATATTGCTCTTGAAACTATTTATCAATATGATTTTGATAAAAATGACCAAAATAATCAAAAAGCTGGTGAAATGGCAACAGCAATAGCTGATGAAATAGCTTCACCGTTTCCAGTATATGGTGGTGGCATAGATGTAAAAATATCAGGACATAGATTAAAAGGTGGGGGAAGAAATGAATTTGATCAATTGCCTAAATTATTAAGGATAATGATTTATATGAATTTAATATATCATAAATTAATTTATGATAAATTTAATACTATACCAGAAACACAAGATTCGGATGTAATTTTACATAAAGCACCACCTATAAGTGCTAAATTTGGATTAAATCAAGAATTAGATATATTGACAGATCGTAAAAATAAATCTTTATTATATTGGCAAAGATATTTTATTGATATAGTTAAAAAACTAAAAAATAACTCAAAAATAACAAGTAAAGAGATACAAATATATGATTCTATTTTAAATAAAGTTGAGGCAGTTAAAACAACTCATATTAGAGAAAAACAGGCATTAATAGATTATATTAAAGAAGTTAAGAAAGAATTAGAGAAACAAGATATTAAATTTAAGGTAGAAAATATTATAAATACAACAAAAATATTATTAAATTTTATAAAAGTTGCAGATATATTTAAATTGATTTTAGTTGGATTAACAGTAATATGTATAATTATTTATATAATAGTATTATTAATATCAATTTATAATTTAATATTTTTATTATATAAAATAATAGCAAGTATAATTTATTTATTTTATAATACAGGATTAACTCATAATGATACTTTAAGTTATACAGCACAAAATATTATAAAAAGCACAAAAACTAATTATAATTATGATATTTTAAATATTTTAAATGAACAATTAACAGCATTATCTGTATTTAATACAAATATATATATAATTTATATAATATTAGGATATGTAATAGTATATTTATTATATTTTATTTATTCATCAATATTCTCTAAATTTTATATATTAAATGGTAATATTAGAGATATTGATCCTAAATTTACATTAATAACATTAATAGCAGTAATATTTAGTTGTAGTTTAATTCATTTATTAATATATAAATTTTTATTTAAATCAGTATGTTTTGATGGCTATAAAACTGCATCAACAGATGAAAAAACCGTAGATGAAACAATTAAAAATTATTTAATACGATTTAAGGATTTTGATGATGCAGCAGAAAATGATAAATTTTATATGTTATTAACAGATTCATCAAAGAAAGATGATATAGATGCAAAATTTCATAAAATGGTATTAGAATTGCAGGATGATAGAATAATAAATAATTTAGGTAAATATTTATTAATATATAATATTTATACATATTTTCAGGAGTATTTATATATTAATGATAAAACAAAAGAATCAATTAAAGAATATTTTGATAAAGTAATTAAGGGTGAAGATCTAGCAAATTCATTTATATCATTTTTAGATATAAATGAAAGAAGATTAATAAAACCATATCATGAAGAATTACCATTTTATAATCAAATACCAACAGATAAAGTAGAATATTTTAAGATAATAAATGGAGATATAAATAATGTATTAACATCAGTAAATAAATCAATAATTAAATATTCGGGAACATTTTATCCATTTTTATTTACATGTATTTATATATTTATAATATGTATTTATAATATTATAACTACTTATATAATTCTAAGATATATAATAGATAATAAGGATGAACAAATATTTCCGCAATTTATATATACAATGTCAGAAAAATTTTTAGATGTATTTACAAGAATTTATAACCTTTTTAATAATTAAAGATGATATATTATTTATTTATAATAATATTAATATTAATAATAATAAGTCTAATAATATTATTAAATTTTTTATATAAAATAGATTATATAACTCAATTAGAAAAGGGATGCTTTTCATAAATCCATTTTTATAAAATTATTATTTTTTTATTATTTAGAATGAATGAATATTATTATATACGATATAATCTATATAAATATTTTCTAAATATCGAGGATGATACTTATAATTTATCATTAATAATATCTATATTATATATATTATTAATATTATTAACATTATTTGCATTATTATTACTAAAAAATATAACTGGTTTCACAATTATTTATATAATATTATTAGTATTTTTTTACATAATTACATATAAATTAATAATATCCCTAAAATCCATAAGTACTAATGAAACTTTAATTAAATATAAAAATTTTTATGAATTACGTAATATAATATTTAAAGAAAACTTACAATATGCCTTAAATCAAAATAAAAAAAATATAAGGAATCAAAATATAGATTATTTATATTCGAATAAAGATACTATAATTAAGAATATAAATAATACTGAAAATATTTATGGAAATGACGCTAAAAAAATATTAAATACATCATATGATTTATTAAAATATTTTGATTTGAATGAATATATTGAAAAGGGATTTTATAATCGTTTATATGTTGAAAATATTAATTTTATTCAAACATCTTTACCTTATATTATTAAAGAAAAGATAGATGAAAAGATAGATGAAAAGATAATTACATATATAAATTTTGAATTATTGGAAGATTATCCACAACAACAGAAAGAATTATTAAAATATTTAGACTTAAAATATAATAAGAAATTATCATTCACATCTAAAAATATATTAACAGCAGATTTTAATAAAAAATTAAATAATTTAATATCTAATTATAAAATAAATATTTATTATTATATTGCAATATCTGTTTGTTTTATAATAATATTATTACATGGTTTATTTGTTTATTTTAATAAATCATTAGCTTTTATATATTTTAGCTTAATTATAATATCATTAATTATATTATATTATTTTAATTAATGATATTAGAATATGGGCGGAAGTAGTTCAAGAATAAAATATAAAGATTTTAATTGTAATAAAAATCAAATACCGCCAAAAGAACCAATTAAATTTAAAAACTTAAAACATATACGATGTATGTTTTTTACACAAGAAAGTTATAATGCAAAACTTCATATTCCAAAATCATTAACATTGGAATTTGATTCAACTATTTTAAATTTAGAAAATGATATTGAAATTAATATTCAAAATGTTTATACAAAAATGAATGAAATATCTGGAACAACTGATGTAAAAATATTAAGTCCTATTTATGTAGCATTTTCACGCAAATTAGAATATTCATATAGTGTTTTTGACGATCCATCAATAAAAAAAATAGAAATTAACAAAGCATCAAATCCATATAAATTGGCAATTACTGATGTTGTTAAATCATATTTTACTAAATATCCGGATGAACAACTTGAAAAAAAATATAAATCTTTACCAATGAATATATATAATTTTAATAATAATAAAATAAAAGTTATTGTTTATATTCCATTTATGACAAAAGAATTTAAATATATAACAAATTTTACTGATATTATTAAAAGTACGAGTTATTTAATTAATGTTTTATTAGATACTTCTTTTAATGGTTTGCCTGATGTAAATACATTTAATGAAGATAAAATACGTAAAAATTTTGAAAAAACAAATGAAATAAGAAAAAAAAATAATCAAACTTTATTAACATCTGCAGAAATTAATTATGTCATTAATAAATTAAAAAAAGGAGATAATACTAATTTTCGTTTTAGTGATGATTTAATGTATTTATGTAATGAAGGTGGTTGTATTAGTGAAAGTGCAGGCGAAGATTTTAATAATTTATTACCATCATTAGCAACTACTGATTCAGATAATGATAATAATGCTGTAAATATGTCTCCTTTTTTGCCACATAAATGTTTAGCTCAAACAATACGTTTTAAATGTGGTATTATTAATGCTGATAAAGATAATACTCCTTTATCAGATGTTATGAAATCTAAACCAATTATTGATTATTTAGCAGAAAATTTAAAAAAATTAACAATAAATGAGGAATGTTTAACCTTAAATAAAGAAACAGCAACAAAAAAAGATTTGGAATTTTGTAAAAAAGAGGGTGATGAAAATCCAAATTTAAATCAAACACCAGTTGATATTATTAATACTGCTTTATCATTTCAATTAAGAAATCAATTTAGCAGTGATTTTAATGAAAAAGAAAATAAAGATAAAAAAATTGAAAAATATAATCATTATAGTAAAGATTATAGCGTTAATATGATTAAAGAATTAATGTTATTAAGAAATAAATATCCAGGTATTCAAGAAATTGTTTTTCCATTATATAAATATACAGGTTCTAATAATTATATAATTGATCCTCCTTGGGGTTCTTTATTTTTAACAAGTAATCATATTATTTTTTATAGTGAAGCTATTCAAAAACAAGTTAGAAAATATTCTTTCAATAATCAATATTATCTTAAAATGAATAATAAAGGTCATATTTATGTTAAAAGAGAGAGTGATGATCAAATTATTTATTATTTAAGTATTATTCAATTTACTAAACCTTTAACAATGACTTTTAATAATAGTATTTCTATAAATTTTATAGATGATGTATCAGGTTATGAAAAACCACGAACAGTTCTTGACTCCTCTATAAGATTAATTAATAAAAGTGATAAATTTAGAGAACCTTTTAATTTTTATTTAAATGATGATGGTAAAATTAGAGTATTTGCAAATGGTTTTTTAGATGCAACTGATAATTCTTTTATAAGTTATATTGATAATAAAATTAATGAATATAATAATTTAGGAAAAAATCCTGAATATCAAAATAATAAAAATTATGATAAAAAAAATAATTTGATTAGATCTAATTTAATTAATGATAAACCTATTTATCTTGATAAAAATTATTAAAAATTATTAATAATGAAATAATTCTTCTGGTGTTTTGATATTTCTAATGATATTTTCAATTCTATAAGTTGATTTACATTCTTTTAATCCTAAGAAGAATTCAATTTTTTTTGCACTTTCCCATTTATTTCTATTAGTTATATTATCATTTAAATAGATATCTTCAAATGGTTTTAATCTTAAACGATTATTAATAATTTTTAAATTGTTAATAATTGTATCTGCATCAATAGTTTTAATAATATCTTTATTTTTTTGAAAAATATCATTTAATGTTTTTTTATGAATATGTGGTTGATGTGCTGTATGTCTTTTTTCATCTGTTTTAATACCTCTAATTAAGACTGGATCATTTATCATTTTTTGAATGATATTAATAATAGAATTATCAGGATAATCATTTTCACCTAATGGTGTATTCTTATTAATCTTATTAAATAAATCAATAATATATTGACTATCCCTTTCTTTATTATCAACTAAATAAATTTTGATATAAAGATTATTATTAAATTGCAAATTACTATCTTCAGTCATTCTTTTTTTAATGGCTTCAAATCTATGTTGCCCATCAATTAAATATAAATTATTATTAGAACGTTCTTTAATAGCTGTTAAAGTCCATATAATTTTATTGTTCTCAACAATACTTTCATATAATTCATTAACGAAATCATCATTAATTTGTCTATTAAATGACCAATGTTTGATATATCTAATTAATGATACATAATCTATTTTAATTAACATAGAATGTTCATTATCATCTAATATTTTAATAGTATCAGAACTATCAAATAAAAACTCCTGAAATTCATCTTGATGTTCATCGTCGTGGTCAAAAGACATTTATTTATAAAAATTTAATATAATTATAAAAATCATTTTTTTTTATATATATTAAATATAAATGGACGATTGGGCAATAATAGATTTATATTTTAAAAATCATAAATATCCTTTTACTAATCATCATTTAGACAGTTATAGAGAATTAATTAAAACTTATATTCCAAAAACTATAAGTTCATATAATCCAATAACTATGATTAAATATGATGAAAATGATAAAACAAAAAAAATTATGCAGGTTGATGTATATATTGGTGGTAAAAATACAGATGAAATATTTATTGATCATCCAATAATTTCAGATTTTAATGATGAAGGTAAAATTAATAAAATATTAACTCCAAATGATGCAAGATTAAAAAATTTAACTTATGAAACTCATATTTATGCTAATGTTCTTGTTAATGTTACTAATAGTGATGATGAAATAACATCAACTACTTTAAAAAATGTAGCTATTGGCAGTATTCCTATTATGTTGCATTCTGATATTTGTGTTTTAAATGGCAATGGTAATAAAGTATTGCAATTATTGGGTGAATGTATATATGATTGTGGTGGTTATTTTATTATTGATGGTAAAGAAAAAGTTATAGTAGCTCAAGAAAGTTTAACAACCAATTGTTTATTTACTAATAAATTAAAAGATGATGATAATTTTAGTTATAAAGGATTTATAAGATGTAGCGCAGATAGTGGAGAGTCATTATTAAAACCTCGCAGTATTGAATTTTATTTAGTTAAAAATAATGATGATGTTACTGAAAAACATTTTCACCAAAAAGGATGTATTTTGGTTAGTTTGCCAACAGTCGAAGTGAAAATACCTTTATTTATAGTATTTAGAGCATTAGGATTAGAAAGTGATAAAGAAATTTATGAAGCTATTTTTGGTATTAATAATACATCTATTGAGGAAACATATTTTAATAATTTTATAAGACCATCAATTGTTGATAATTATTATATTAATGATGGAGAAAAGAAATATATTTATACACAGGAAGATGCACTTAATTATATTAAATTTAGGGTTAAATATAAAACAACAGATCATGTTAAATATATATTATCAGCTGATGTTTTACCAAATATAACATTATTTAAAAATAAAAGTAAATATTTAGGTTATTTAACAAAAGAATTTATAAATGTATGTTTAAAAATTAAATTAGAAACTGATAGAGATAATTATTTCTATAAAAGAATTAATATTAGTGGTTTCTTATTAGCTGAATTATTTCAAGAAGCATATGCAAAATTACGTAAAGATATTCGAGATACAATGGATCAATTTTATTATTATGGAGCATGGAAAAATACTAATAATTTTAAGGATTTTATTAATAAAGATAATATTTATCGTTTAATACGTAATGTTCTTATTGCAGATACATTTGCTAAGTCTCTTAAAGGTAGATGGGGATTAGCTAGTGATGATGATCCTGAATTAGGACGTGTCCAAGATTTATCCAGAATTAGTTATATAGGCTATTTATCACATTTAAGAAGAGTTAATATGCCTATTGATAGAAGTTTAAAAATAACAAGTCCTCATAAATTACATTCTCAACAATGGGGTATTATGTGTCCATTTGAAACACCTGATGGTGCTTCTGTTGGATATTTAAAGAATTTAGCATTTTTATCAAAAGTTGCAGCAGGTACAAATCCTGAATTTATTAAATCCTGTTTAGCTGATATTGGAGTTATTCCAATTGAATATTATAATTTACCCATGGATAAAAATATAACAAAAGTTTTTATTAATAATACTTGGTTTGGTATTACTAATGATCCTATTAATGTAACTCGTATTTTAAAAGCTTATCGCAGAAATGCTTTAATTAATATTTTAACATCTATATCTTGGCATATTGCTTATAATGAAATAAGAATATTTACTGAAACAGGAAGAGCTGTAAGACCATTAATTATTGTTAAAAATAGTAATACAAAAATATTTAAAAATAAATATTCAAATTGGTTTGATATGATTATAGGTAAATATTATCCAAATGATGATAGAAATGAACAAATTTATTATAAAAATTATTATATAAATCCTCTAACACTTCCTATTTTTAATAATAAAGATATTTTTGAAATTACTGAAATTTTAGAAAAAGATGAAGCTGTCATTGAATATATTGATGCTCAAGAATCTGATGTATCATTAATTGCAATGTATCAACAAGATATTAATAATTTTCATACTCATCTTGAAATTCATCCATCAACTATTGTTAGTGTTGTTACTGGTAATATTCCAATGTGTAATCATAATGCAGCAGCGCGAAATGTTTTTCATGCAGCACAAACAAAACAAGCTATTGGTATTTATGCAACTAATTTTAAAAAACGTTTTGATACTTTTGGTTTTATTCAACATTATCCACAAAAACCAATTATAAACACTCGACATTCTCAATATACTGGCAGTGATTATATGGCAAATGGTGTAAATCTTATTGTTGCAATTATGACTTATACTGGATATAATCAAGAAGATAGTTTAATTATTAATAGAAATTCTATTAATCGTGGTTTATTTCATTTATCCTATTATAAATCAATAACAGCAACTGCAAAAAAAGTATCTGATTATGAAAGAATTATTTTTGGTAATCCTACTAATTTTTATAAATCTAATGATATTAATAAAAAAAATAAAATAACTGTTCAAGGTATTAAACGTGCTACATATGAATTATTAGATGATCGCGGATTTGCAATTAAAGGATCTTATATTCCAAGAGGTCAAAAAGCTGTTGTTATTGGGATGATATTAGAAAAAGAAACATTAAAAGAAGTTAAAAATGGTCTTTTTATTGAACAAATAAAAGAAACTACATACACTGATATTTCTATAACTAGTGATGATAGTCATTATGGATATATTGATGATGTTTATTATGATAATAAAACAGGTATTGACTCAGATACAATGATTTGTAAAGTTAAATTTTTAAAAATAAAAATACCTGAGTTTGGTGATAAACATTCATCACGTCATGGTCAAAAAGGTGTTATAGGTATGATATTATCTGAAGAAAATATGCCTTTCACTAAAGATGGTATAAAACCAGATTTAATTGTTAATCCTCATGCCATCCCTTCACGCATGACAATCGGACATTTAGTTGAATGTGTATATGCAAAATTATGTTGTTTAGAAGGTTATTTAGGAGATGGAACAATTTATATTGATATTGATCATAAATCTATTTATGATAATTTAGAAAAAAATAATTATCATAAACATGGAAATGAAATATTATATAATGGTCAAACTGGACGTCAAATGCATACAGAAATATTTATTGGTCCTACTTATTATTTTAGATTAAAACATATGGTTGCTGAAAAAATTAATGCTCGCGGTAAAGGTCCAATGACACAATTAACAAGACAACCAACAGGAGGACGTAGAAAAGAAGGAGGACTTCGAATTGGAGAAATGGAAAGAGATAGTTTAATTAGTCATGGAATTTCTGGATTTATTCAAGAAAGTATGATGGAACGTTCAGATAAATATAGATGGCAAGTATGCAAAAAATGCGGTATTATACCTCATTATTCAAAAAAAATTAATTCTTGTATTTGTCCTATGTGCGATGGTAATGAAAGTAGTATTATAGAAACTCCTTATTGTATGAAATTATTAAATCAAGAATTAGAAGCTATGAATTTGCAAATGCGATTTAATTGCGATTATACAGAACTACCTAATAATTCATTAGAAATTTTAGATGACGATGATAATGTTATTATTGAAAATGAAAATGATGATATTGATATTAATATTGATAATGATAATGATAATGATAATGATAATGATAATAATGAAATTAAGATTGAGAATAAAAAAATAACTAAACCTAGAAATAAAAAAGATAAAGATATAAAACCTAAAGCAAAACCTAAAGCTAAAAAAGGCGGTAATAATGATGATGATGATGATGATGAAGATGAAGAAGATGAAGAAGATGAAGAAGATGAAGAAGATGAAGAAGATGAAGAAGAACAAGAAGAAGAGGAAGAAGAAGATGAAAATAAAAATAATGGAGGAGGAAAAGATAAAGATAAAGATGAAGATGGTAATGGTAATGGTAATGGTAAAAAAACAAGAGGGGGAGAAAATTCAGATATTAAAATAATAGATACAAGTGAAATTAAAATAATTAATTTATAATTAAATGATAGAATAAAATGAATGATTTTTTATTAATATTTATGGGTATATTTATTTTATTATTAATATTTTTACTATTTATATTATTAGCTTACGTATATCATACATATACAACATATACCGTTGATATAAATAAAAATTTGGAAACATCAGAAGATACTATAAATAATACATCTAATGCATTTAATAAATTACAAGATACCGTTATAAATGAACTTGCAAAAGTTAATAAAAATCAAGAAACAATTGTTAAAACACTTCCTGATAATTTAATTTCTTTAAATTCAAATTTATTAAGTATATTTGAATTATCAAGTAATAATAATAAAATTACAGATATGACAACAAATAAAATCGAATTTAATAATATAGGAATTAACAAAGCATTTACATCTTATAAAAATTTTACAACTATAACAGATAAAGATGCAAATTTTTTAACTATTTGTAATAATAAAAGTGCCGAAAAGCAAGCTTGCATAAAAATGAATATTGATGACAGTGATATTTTTAATATATATACAAGTAATTTTAATAGAAATAGTAGTAATATTTCAGGTATAAATATTTATGATAGTAATAATGGTATATTAGCAAGTTTTGATACATTTAATAAAAAAATATTACTTGGTTCAAATATAAATCCAGCAATATCTATTCTAAATAATGTTTATACACCTGATGTTATTGTCTGTAAATGTAATTATACTGATGCTGTTGCTGCTGCTGGTCAAAATCCTGCAATATCAGCAAAAATAATATTAAATATTATATCAAATATTGATATAGGCATAGATAAATTTATTAATTTACCAATTTTTAATAATTTTACTATAAATAATACTCCGCCAACACCATCAAGCGAAGTATCAACAATACCACAATTTATAAATAAAATTTTAAAATTTAAACCAGGAGAACCTATATCAAAAAATACTGTTAAAAATATAAGTATAAATATAAATATTATTACTACATCTCCAGTAACAATACTAACTGAAATGACAACAACAGGATATATTACAACAGTTTAAATATAATAAAAGAATAGAATAATATAAATGAATTTTATATTAATATTATTGACAATTATAATATTAATAGTTGTTATATTTACAATAATTGATAAATATACTGCTTTATCTATTTATAATAATAATGATGATATATTGAAAGATGATAAGTTATTTATAAAATATTCTTCAATTAATAATAAATTAAATACAATTGAAGATTTTGTTGATTTGCATTATTATTTAAATGAACTAAGATCATCAATATATATATCAGAAATTAATATTAATGATAATGATAATAAGAATGATAATAAGAATGATAATGATAATGATAATGATAATAATATTAATGATAATGATAATGAAAAAAATCGTATATTAGAATTAATAACATCTGATATACAAAAAACAAAATTAAAATATAATTTTAATAAATTAAAAAATATATTTGTAATAATTAAAAAAATAAATAATAATATAAAAATAATATTATTTTATGATGGATTATTATATAATTCTGCACATTTTCAATTTAAAGAAAATGACTATTCAGGATATACATTAGTTTATAAAATTGATTTAAAGAATAAAATATTTAATCACTATCTTCAATAAATAAATTAACTGGTTTTTTATCAAGTTCGCTTTGATATAATTTCCAATAATCAGCGATTTTTTTAGCAGTTTTATTATTCCATTTATCTTTATCAAAATAAACACGTTGAACATTAATAAGCTCTAAATACCAATATACATATTTAGCATCATTTATTTTTTTCATTTCATCAATATTATCCCTATAATTTTGATTAGGTGTTGAATATATATATGAATGGTCTTTTAATTCTGCAATAATGCCATGTTTATAATTATTTTCATTATCATTTTCATTCTCATTTTCATTCTCATTATCATTATCATTCTCATTTTCATTTTCATTATCATTATCATTTTCATTATCATTTTCATTTAATTTTTTAATATTTTCAATATAATCATCAATATTATTAAAAGTTTTAAATTTACATTCAATATAATCGCAAATATCTAATTCACATACTGCCATTTGTCCCTGCATTTGATAATAATATTTATCAGGTATAACTTTGTCTTTAATTTCTCGCGAATAAGGACATTTAATTTCAATCATAATCCCTTCATCTGTTATACCATCTGGAGATGCCCCGAAATTATTAATTTTATCATTAACCAATAAACCAAATTCATTAATTTTAGTTGAATTTAAATGAGCATAAATATTTGCAGCAACTTCTTCAAACATACATCCCCATTTTAAAGCAGGGATTGAATATGAATTGAATGATACATTTTTTAATTTTTTTTTAATTAAAGTAATAGGATGATATACAGCATCATATAAATCACTTGCCGTTAATCTATTTTCGCGTAATTTAAACCATTCTTCTGATCGCTGCTTAATAAATGGACGTTGTTTTAATTCATTTAAAATTGTAATTCTTTTATGTGTATTCATTCGCCTTTTTTTTATATTGCGCCGAATCCTTATATTTTTTTTCCGTCGCGGCATTTATTCTATGAATAGTTGATGATGTATCCATATCAAGTTTATCAACATTTGTCATTTTTTTATTATCTTTTTTTTTTGCTGCAGCAATTGCAATAATCTCTTCTTTCTTTTCATCTAATATTTTATTAAAATTATGCATTAATTCATCCATTATCTCTCTTAAAAATATATATATATTCTAACTTATTATATTCTTAAAGTCAATTTTTATTCATAATAAAAAATGAATTATTATTATTCTTATTATTATTTATAATATGACAGAAATAAATAATAATAATATTTATTTAAAAAGTGATTTATCAACAATTGGTGTTGATGAAGTTGGAAGAGGCACATTATTTGGTAATGTTGTAGCAGCAGCTGTTATCATGCCTGATAACTTAAATGATGAATTATTTAATCAAATTAAAGATTCAAAAAAACTATCATTTAAAAAAAGGACTATTTTAGCAAATTATATTAAAGAAAATGCATTAACATATGGTATTGGTATTGCAACACCAAAAGAAATTGATGAAATAAATATATTACAAGCTGCGATTAAGGCAATGCATAGAGCATTATTTATTGCATATAAAAAAAATAAATTTACATCTATTATTGTGGATGGTAATTATTTTAAACCTATAATTTCTCCTGATGATGATGAAATTATTGATTATAGATGTATAACTAAGGGAGATACTAAATATATAAATATAGCAGCTGCATCAATCATTGCAAAAGATTATCATGATAATGAAATAATTAAAATAGTTAATGATAATCCTGATTTAAATAAATATGATTTACTAAAAAATATGGGTTATGCAACTTTAAAACATAGAAATGCAATTTTAACTCATGGCATTCATGATTTACATCGCAAAACATTTTCATCTTGTATTATTAAGGATTCTGATTTATAGGAATTTTATGTTCATTCATATATGATAATATTTTAAAATTACTTGCTTCTAAATTTTTATATTGCTTATTTGCTAATTTATAATCATTTTCTGCTTTTATTTTTTCATAAGTCTCAATATCAGTAAATATATAATATATATATGTACTAAAAGTATAAAATATTTCAAAAAATTTCATATATAAATAATTAAAAACTGTAAATATAGTTTCACCAAATATATCATAAAATATATAAATAATATATAATATTATTATTACCATAATTATTTGCATAAATATTGTAAGTATTTTAGTAATTTCATTAATATTAAATACATCTATTTCATCTTCAATTGGTGCATTTTTATTAATAATAGGTTTTTCAATTATTTTTTCACAATTTTTAACTTTACTATCAAAATAATATCCTTTTTCACATGTAGGTGCTTCTAAGCGTTCAATAGAATAATAATATTTATAAATATTATTATCAAAAAATTTTTCTTCTACTAATTTTTTATTTGCGTCTGATGCATGTGGTAAAGAATTTTTAAAATCATTTAATTCATACTCTAAATAATATTTATATTCATTATTAAAAATAGAATTTTCTTGGTTTGTAATAGCAGCATTTATTCTATTACCTTTTGCCCCAGAACTATCCTCAGAATTATAATAAGTATTTATAAAAATAGTATATTTATCTTTGTATAAATCAAAAGTTTTTTTAGTTTTATCAATAATATTAATACTAAAATTTGTTTTATTATTATAACAAATATTAACAGCTTTGAAAAAAATATTTTTTAATCTTATTGCTTTATTTTCATCTTTAAATATATTATGTAATTTATTATATAATAAATTATTAATAAAATTACTATTATTAGCATTTTGAACAGTTATTTCATCTCTGGTTAATGGTAATGGTTTAAATATATTTGCTAAAACCCATGTATGATATAAAATTGGTGGTATAAGTGCTCCAGCTACATCTAATCCTTTTAATGTATACATTTCAGATTCATCTTCATTAAAATTTCGATGCTTATATGTTAATAGAGTACTATATTTATAATCTTGATTTTCATTATTATCAAAATTATTATTTTTTAATATATAATTATCAATAGATTTCTTAAACTCTTGATAAATAGTTTTGATATCTTTTAATATTTCATTGTTAGTTATTATATTATTATATATTTTATTTGTTCTATAAATTGTATCATCCATATTATTCATTATATTATAATCAAGAATAGATATATATAAATGATATAATATATTTTTATTTTTAGCTGAATTTGTACTATCTTCATTCATTAATGCAACATTACCTATTAAATTTATTAGTCCAATAGGTGAAAACATAAGTTTATTTGCAAAAATACCATTTCCAAAATATTTTTTTTTAATACATTTATTCTCTCCTTTTCCATTAATATAAGGTATTGAATCATCTGAACATGGTTTAAAACATTTATATACATCATTTTCACCAAATTTAGAATTATCTTTATAATAAGTATTACCTAAATAATAATTTGGTGTAATTATCCAATCATACCATCTATTTTCACAATACGATTTATTAACATTTGAATAATAAGGGCTATATGCTGTTTTCAATTTATTAGTACTTTTTAAATTAAGATTTATAGTTGTTTTATCAGCATTATATGTTAATTTATTATCTAATTTAATATCTTTTACAATTTCACATTTAGTATAATCACTACTAGTTGTATACCATGGATTATTTGCTTGTATTGCACAATTTTGATATATATTATTTTTAATATTATCTTTTATAAATAAATTATTTGAATTATTATCAAGATCATCAAGATTAGTATTTATATTTGCAAAAATAGTAGCATCTGGAGTGGATGGAAAAGGTTTTTCTTTAGATTTTGGTTGAAATCTAATTTCTCCCCTAAATTTATATAAATTTGATAAGGTATCATATGTTGCTTCTTTTGCATCAATATTTTTAAAAGGATCTTGACAACTCATTTATTATTCTAATTTTATTATTATTTAATAAAATCATCATAAGTTATTATAGGAATATTTAAACTTCTGGCTGTTTTAACTTTAACAGTATTATCATTATAATCTTTAACAATTAATAATGTTGTTTTTTTATTAACAATATTTGCAATTTTACCACCACTTGAAATAATAATTTTTTCTAAGTCTTTATCTCTTATACCTGTAAAAACATAAATATTATCTTTATATTTATCATCTTTATTATCTTTATTATCTTTATTATCTTTATTATCTTTATCATCTTTATTATTAATATTTAAAGAATTATAAAAATCTAGAAAAGTTTTTAAATTAGATATGATTAATGATGCAGACAATTCACCTAATCCATTTATTTTTTTAAGATCATCAACAGTTAATTTAAGTGTTTTTTCTTGATCGGAGCAAATAAAAGGATATACTTCAAAAACTAGATTTAATTTTTTTTCACCTAATCCGCGACCTAAGAGATTAGAAGCATGCATAATTTCTAAACATTTTTTATTTTTAATAGATTTCAATGATTCAATTAAATTATTGGCGCTTTTTTCTTTAAAACCGTCAATATTCAAAAGTTCATTTTTAGAAATATTAATTATTTTATATAAAGTATCATAAGAATTATCATATAATTTTGTGATAATACCTTCGCCAATACCTTTAATATTTAAAGTTTTCATGAAATAAGTATAAATTTTAATATCTTGCTCTCTATTTTTTAAATTATTTTCTAATATTATATCTTTGCCTTTCCATTTATAGGGTAATAATGGCATTAATGGTTTCCCATTTGCTGATGGTTTTAAAACATTTTTAATATATGGAATAACATCACCTGAGCGAATAATAGTTAATTTTGATCCAATACCAATAATATTTTTGGCGATATAATCAGCATTAAATCCGGTTGCTTGTTTAATTTTAACACCATTTAATTTAATTTCATTAAACTTAACAATAGGTTTAATATATTTATCTTTACTAATATTCCATTCAATATCTGTAACAATAACTTCAACCTCTTCATGCATTTTTAATGATTTAAAGGCAAATGAATATTTAGGATTTTCGCCAGATTTGATTTTATAAATATCATTATGAGTAATAACTAAACCATCAATTTCATAATTGCTTGTTTCTTTCCAATTTTTAAATAAATCATATAAAAATGATATTGATAATTCAGATATTTTAATATGTTTAACAACATTAAAATTTAAACTTGTTGCATATTCTAAAGCATTTTCAATATTAGTTCGTGGATTCAGAACATCATAAGCAATAAATTCAATATATTTTGCAATATTTTTATCAATAATTTTAGAATTAATAGTACCAGCAACAACATTGCGAGCATTAGCACCTTTATCTGCAATTTTAGTCCAATTATTTTTATTAATAATTAATTCACCTCTAATTGCTATTTTTTGTTTATCATTAAAAAAAGGGATCCCTTTGATAATATCTTTTAATTGTGTTATATCTTGTCCATAAATGCCATTACCTCTAGTATAAATTCTAATTTTATTATTATTAATAATAATTAAACAAGAAATACCATCTAATTTTTCACTAATAACAAATGATAAAGGTTTATTATATTTTTTCAGCCATTTTTGTAAAGTTTTTTCATCATCTTTAATTTTATCTTGAGAACCTAAATAAAATGGTAATTTAACTTTATTATCAATTGCAACATCTGCGCCAACTCTTTTAAAATAATCATTCTTTTTATCAATAGTTTGTAAATATTCTTTAATTTCATCATATTCATTATCGGTAAAAATAGGTTCTCCTAAATTATAATATTGAATATCAGATTTAATTAATAAATCAACAATTTCTTTTATAGATAATTTTTTATAATCAATCATTTATTTTAAGTTTCTATTTATAATAATTCAATTTTTATTTATGTATAAAAATAAAAAATGAATATAAATTTATATACATTAAATAATTAAATATGATTAATAATATCAAAGAATTAATTACAGAAAACACAAATATTATTGAATTATATTTAATACAAAAACCAATAATATCAGATGAAAATAAAATAAGTATTTATATAAATGATGATTTATTAAAAAAAATTAAAACTAGTTTTAAAAAAACAAAACAATGTGATATTGCTTATTATTGTAGAAATAATTGTAATTATGTATATGATTTATCAAATGATAGTCAATTTGTTTATATGAGAAGATTAGAAAAAACAGCAATAATTAATAATTCTAATACTAGTTATTATATTTTAGGATTTAATGAAATAAAATTACCAACACATACATTTCCATGTACAAATGATATTGACCAAAAATATGTAATAAATACATTAGAATATAAAATTAATAATAGAATAACATTAATAATTAAAAATAATAATTGTTTAATTAATTATAAACATAATAAAGATGTAGACATTGATAAAATTCAAGAAATTATAAATAATATAATAAGTAAGATTAATTCATTATAAAATAATTGTAGTTATAATATTTCCAATTGGTTTATCTGAAAATAAAATGTTATTTTTTAATAAAAAGCTAATTAAATCATAATCTTTTTGAAATCTATAAAGATTAGTATATAAATTTTTTATAAAAGTATTATAAATATCTATATTATTATCATTTAATTCTTGAATAATTGATTTAATTAAAATAATATAATCATACATAAAATCTGTTGTAAATGATATAGATTTATATTTGCTATATCCAAAATCCCAAATAACCCAATTAAATCCTAAATTTTCAATATAAAAAACTAAATCTTTATATTCATATTTAAAACAAGATTTTTTATTTTTTTTAATAATATGATATAAAAAATTTTCTAAATGTGCATCATTATGAATAATATTAAGTCTATGACAAGATAATATAGCAATAAAACATTGAGATAAAATATTATTAAATTGTTTTAATTTAGTAGTTTTATTATTTTTAAATAATAAAGATCCTAAATCGCCGTCAGCTAATTCTACAAATGTAGAATAATAAGAATTAATATATTTATTTTTATCTTTAGTATCTTTTAAATTATTAGGTAATAATTCATCGTTTTTATTAAAATAATTACATTCTAAATTATTAAACATTAATGGTAAATGAATATTTTTATTAGTTATTGATGATTTTGTGACTAAGTCTAAAAATTTAAGTTCAGTAAAAGTTTCATTTGTTAATAATTGAACTTTTGTTGCAAATTTATATTTAATATTATTATCTTTAATTTCAGATAAAAACACAGTTCCATATGATGATTTTGAACCAATTTTTTTATATAATAATATAATATTATTTAATGTATATTCGCCATATTTTAATGGATATAAACATTTATTTTCAGCATTTTTTATTTTTTCATTTATTATATTATTAATAATATAATATTTATCATATCTATCTAATACATTAATACTCATATTTATAATCTAATATATATATAAAAAATAAAAAATGATATTAATAATTATAACAAAATAATATAATATGATTAACAATTTTACATATTTTCTTTATAATAATGATATATCTGATTATTTAAATTGCTATTCAACTTTTATTATGACTCGTAAAGATTTAAGAAATAATATTTTAAATCATAGAATGAATTTATTAATTAATTGTTATTCAAATCATGAAAAACAGAAAAAATATAAATTAATTGAAAATTATATTCATTCTTATAAAGATGATTATTTATCTCGTTCATTTAAATTAAATGAAGAAGAAAAAGAAAAAGAAAAACCTGAAAATCCCGAACAGCGCGATGAAGATGTTGAAGATCATTATAAATATATGTTCATTAATCCTAAACCAAAACCAGAAATTGATTATGATGAAATAGATAGAAATTATGAATTAAAACTTTTAAAAGAAGAAGAAGAAAAACAAAGAGAAAAAGAAATTTTATTAGAAAATGATTATAATGATGATTATGATGATTATGAATATTATAATTCAGATGAATATGATGATTATGAAAATGATTATGATATAATGGATGATTATTATTAAATCTTCTGTTTTTTACTTGAATGTTTATTATTTCTAACAAATTTTTTAGGAGGTTCAAGATTTTTATTTTCATTTATATTAGTATGTTTATTAAACCATTCCTGACCAATAATAACAGAAGCTTTATCCGATGTTAATTCGTCATTTATTATTTTTGTTCTCATTAATAAAAAATAATTAAGATATTCCCAATTAAAAGCTTCATTTGTTCTAATTGATATATCAAATAAAACTGGATATCTTTCTGCAAAAAAAGAATATTCTTTTTTAAGTTCTTCACTAATATCAATATTTAAATTTTTTTCTATTTTTTCTCTAATTTCTTTTATTATTTTAATAATAGTTTCATTTTCTAATCCATCTTTTTCAAAATCTTTTTTTTCTCTTTCCATTTTATTTATCCTTTATATTTTATTTCTTTATATAAAATATAGAAAAATGAACACTTTACCTAATAAATTAAATGCTGGATTATATACAGGCGATATAAATTTTTCAAAAAAACCATGGGGTAATGATTATAGTATTGGTAGAGTTGAACCAGACGCATTAGAATATGCTAAATTTTTTTATGCTAAAAATCATATTCCAGGAATCCAAAATCGTCCTGGAAATAATACTTATTCAACAGTTGAAATTTATAAAAAATATTTAGATAATTATAACCTTCAATGTTATAACTAACTTAAAAATAAAAAAGTAGGAGTGCAGGGAGTTGAACCCTGGTCTCTGCTTCATAAGAGCAGTGCTCTAACCGTTGAACTACACTCCCATATTTTATTAATAATAAATTATCTTTATATCATTTTATTTAAAAAAAGAAATAATAAGATAAACAAAAATATTAAGATAAATATAAACAAATAATTATTATTATTATTATTATTATTATTATTATTATTTATAAAATCTTCAATTATATTTTTTGGCGCAGGTGTGCATTTAACAACTTCACATGCAAAAGATAAATCTATTTCGCCTGCTGGAAATAACTCTTGAATATCTTTTTGATATAATATTACTGATTCAGATGCTCCCATTATAAAAGTTCTTTTTAATCTAATATTAATGTTATATTATCTTTTATTTCTAATATAAATCTATTATCTGATATTTCTTTTTGCATTTTAACAATACTAATATCATTTAATAATGGATTATAATCTTTTGCTTTTTCAATATAATCATTATATTTATTTAATAATAAATTAAACTTTTTAATATAATCTTTATAATTAATTTTAATATTTAATTTAAATTCTGGATTTTCTGTTTTATATTTCTTATAAATTTTTATTAATAAATCATCTAATATTTTATCTTTTGTAATTGTCTTAATTCCATCTTTATTTTCTTCATTATAAATAATTGTACTTCCAGACATTATTTTTATAGAATATGTTATAGCCTCTTTAGCTTTACTATTTAAAATCTTTATTTCACCTGTCATTATTCTTAACTCTTCATCTTTTTTAACTACTTCTTTTTTAATTACTTCTTTTTTAATTACTTCTTTTTTAATTACTTCTTTTTTAATTACTTCTTTTTTAACTTTTTTAGGTTCTTTGAGTTTATTAATATATTCATCAAATAATAATTCTTGAACTTTAACTAATTTTAAATTATCTAAACGCCTTTTGCGTTTAATTGGATCTTGATATAAAGGTTTTAATTTTAATTGAGCATCAATATTATCCCAATAATCATGACTTTCTTTATAATCATCTAAATCGGTTAAACATAATGCATATAATTGTAAAATAGGTTTCATAATTTGATTTGTAATATAATGTAAATAATCAGGTTCTAATTTATTATCTTTAATATATTCGGGTGTTTCAATTTTATCACCTTGCAATTTTGCTCCTGGATTTTTAATATAAATATATGCTATTCTATCATTACATGCAGGTTTATTTCCTGCATCTCTAATTCCAATTCTATCAGCTAAAACTTTATGAGCAATTTTTGTTGGATCTTTATAAGATGATTTTAATGTTTTTGATAATATTAAATCTTTAATATCTGCTTTACCATTAACCAAATCTGATAATTCTTCACGTAAAAATTTAATAGATTTATCTAAATCTTGACTATTTAAGATGATATCAATAATACCACCATATATTTTTTTAACAATATTTGCATTATCACGACGTTTTAATACAATTCCCATTGATTTTTGTTTAAATTTATTAACATCTGTTTCATATAAATTGCCAACATATCGTTTTTTGCTAAATAATATAAATGGATACAAACATTTCTCATAATTTAATTTTTGTGGATATGGCATAATACTTGCAATATTCTTTTCAACATCTTTACCAATTTTAATTGCAACAGGTAAAGAATTTTTACCAAATATTAATTCTCCTTCAGTATCTTTTAGAGGAAATTTACAGAAAATAGAATCAGTATTTTTTAAAATTAAATTACCAATACCACCGTGAAAAACGCCATATTCTGTTTCAATATCATAAACATAACCATTATATGATTCAAATAAAATTTCTATTTTTTGAATATTATTATTATTATTATTATTTTTTGTATAATTAATTTTATAAATATTATTATAACAATCAATATGAATATAATAATTTAATGATTGTAATATAATAATATATTTTTGTGCTTCAAGCTGATTATTAATTTCAATATAATCATTTTCATTATTAATAATATTATTAATATATTCATTATCAATATCCTTCAAATTCAAATTTAAAATATCAGGTTTAGAATGTAATAATTCTTGTCCTATTTTACATTCTGAAGGTTTAATATTTTTTCTTGTATTATCCAATAATGAATGATCTTCGGTAACATCAACTATACCTTGTTTTGTAATAATTCTATAAATCTTTTTAATTGTTTTATGTCTGATTAAACGTTTAATTTTAGCCCATCCTAAATCAGTCCATACATACATATCATTTGGTAAATATTGTTCTTTATTATATCTATCATTGTCATTTGATTTAAATTCTCTATAATTAATCCAATTTCCATCAATATTTTCAAATGTATTAACATAAATATCATTATTAATTTTATAAGTTATTGGAGTATATGGCATTACACTATCACCATAAATAACATCTGCATTATAATTTGTTTCAACATATTCTTTTGCTAACATTATCATTTCTCTTCCAGTTGCTGTTGTACATGCAGCAATTTCTTTTAAATAAATTGGAGATGTTCTTGCGCCAATTTGACCATATAAAGAATTTGCAGTAACTTTATATGCAGCTTGTAATGCATCAAATACATCTTTTTCAAATTTATTATAAGTATCTTTAATATTTTCAATATCTATTTTTTTAATATTATATTTAATTTTATCAGGTGTTGTAATATTAATTTCAATATCATTATTTTCATGAATAATTCCAATAATTTTGCTACCATCTTTTTTAATAACTGTTGAATGTTCAATTTTATTTCTAGTATTTTTACGTTCTTCTAATAATAATGATAAGATATCTGGGATAATTCCTTTTCTACCATCTTTATATTTAGCAAATGTACATTCTTTAATCCCTACTTTATGTTTCTTATCCCCTAAACCTTCATATAAATCATAATTAACTTTAATGAATTCTACATTAGGATCATCAATATCTAAATATTTATCATTTAATACATATGTATCATGTGATAAATTTCTTGATATCATTGATGATGGATATAAAGAACCATAATCAAATACAACAATAGGTTCATCTAAATAAATACCTTCTTTTGGTTCAAGAACAATTGCACCTTCATAACCATCAATATCAATATCATTAATAACATATTTTTTAACTGGAATAACGAAATTACGTTTCATACATTCATTTGTAATTAAAGAATAAATTTTAATGCCCTGACCACGTTTAAATAGATAATTTAAGGGTACTAAACATACATTGCCCATGCCACTATTATTTTCAATAATTTTCAATTTATGTAATAATTTATTTAATAATAAACAATCCTGAATACAATATTTAGCAATTACACATCTATCACTCGAATTACCTTTAAATTTTTCAAATATTTCATTTGGTTTCAAATCATCTTTTTTAGAACCAATGAAAATAGATGCAACATTATCTAATTTATAACTATCTAATTTATGATCTCTTTGCATAACTTTTAATAAATCAATTGTAACAATTCCATCCATATCAAATAATTTTAAGTTATTATCCCCTAAGGCAGATGATGATAATTTTTGTTCAATTAATGTAATTTCTCTTGTAATAGTTCGCCCTAAACCAAGAGCAAGTTCTTTAATAATATTTTCTTCTTTTGCTCTATTCCAAATATATTCCATATCAAAACCCCAAATATTATATCCAATTATAATATCAGGATTAATATTCATTATTTCTTTTTTCCATTTTAATATTAAATCTTTCTCTGTTTTACATGAAATTACTGTTGCATTTTCAATATCATCGCATGTATCTAATGAAACAATACTTTTATAAATAATATCATCACTACCATAAATATGAACAGTTGTACCAATTTGAATAATTTTATCACCCTCTAATTCTGGTAAAATATCTGATAATTTTTGATTTAAAGCTTCTTCAATTTCATTTGCTTCTTTAACAGAAATATTATTTTTCTTTTCAGGTTTTTCATCATCTTCATTATCATTATCATTATCATTATCATCGTCGTCATCATCGTCATTTAAAATAACTAATGATGGTAATGATTTAACTTTATTTAAAATAAATCGAATATCTTCTTCGTGTTCATATAATTTTGTTTTATGTATAGATGTTAATTTTGTTTTAGAATATAATCTATTTATCATATAACTAGTATTAATAATAACATCTTCAGAAAAAGCTTTGATAATATTTGAAATTAAATTTTTATCATCTAAATTAGCTTTTGATAACATACATAAATCCTGTGCTAATTTTTTATAATTTTTAATTGCAAGTGGAAAATCTCCATGAGAACTAGAACATTCAATATCAAATGAAGCAATAACAAATGGCGCTATTGTATTATTATCAATTGGAATGATATCATTCCAATTAGCAGTAATATTATAATCACACCGAGTATCGGAAGTATTTTCTAATGTATAATTGCGAACATTAATCCAACCACATGGTTTTATTTTTTGAATATGAATAAATTTTAAAAATGGTTCAATATTACTTTCATATAAAATGAAACCATCTTTTAAATCCTGAAAATAATATTTGAGAGAATTGAATAATCCTAATGATTTAACAACAATTTTAATAAATCTAAATTCTTTATTATTTGTAAATCCCCAAAAATCTTTTTTGCGTTCAATTTCAAGTTTGCATAAATGATCTTCATAAAATTTTGAAATAATTTTCTTTTTTGTAAGTTTGCCTTTAAATTTATATTCATAATATTCATCTAATAATTTTATTTGTAATTGTTGAACTTTTAATTTAAATTCTGCATCATTTAAATCTTCCCATGTTTCTGGAGGTTTCAAATAAAAGAATGGTTTAAATCCAATAACATTAGTACATATACTAATACCATCTTTATTTTTACCATAAATATTTATAGTATATTCACGTGCTTTTTCAGATGATGAAAAATCATATTGAATTTTATCATTTTCAGGGATAAACCAATCAGAAATTTGATAAGTTATATCAACATCAGTTGATTTCAATTCGTCTATTATAATACTATTCATTGATTATTATTAATGAGTTTATTTTTATATTAATAATTTCATTTTTTATTAGGTTATTTATAGAATGGAATTTAATAATATAGGCTTTACTATTTTAATTTTAATAATAATATTTATTTATCTACTTTATCAATATCATTATTATAGTAATATTGAAACTATTGTATCTAAAATTGATAATCGCAATTATGATGTTCAGATTAAACATGATGCAACAGAAGCAGCTGATTTAATTGCAAAAGTGCGTGAAAAATTAATATTATTAGTTAATCATATGTTTAAAACATTTCCATCTAATCCAAAAGTAATGAGATTAAAAAAGAATTTTAATCCAGATGTTTTAAAAGAAGGCATTGATAATCCTAGTTATACAAGTTATACAGTAAATAAAGGAGAAGAAATTATATTATGTCTTAGAACTGATGGTAAATTAGTTGATATAAATGTTCTTACTTTTGTATGTATTCATGAATTAAGTCATATTGGAAATGAAACAGTTGGACATGATGATGCATTTTGGGAATTTTTTAAAGAATTATTAATAGAAGCAATTAATATTGGTATTTATATTAAATATGATTATAAAAAATCACCTGTAAAATATTGTGGGATGATGATAACTGATAGTCCATTAGATTAATGATTAATATTTATATAAAAATAATTTTTAATATTAATATAAAAAATAAAAATAATGGCAAATATAGATACAACCTATTTTAATGCAATTGATACAGATGAAAAAGCTTATATCCTTGGATTAGTTCATAAAAATAATAATTATGTAATGGGTTTATGTTATAGATCAGATATTAAAGCTATTTTATCAAATATTTGTGTTAATATTGATACTAATATTATTTATATTGAAAATGATAAAATTTTAGATTCAATTAAAACAGCAATTCAAAATTTTAATAATTTTAGTGATGAATGTAAAAAAGGATTTATTAGAGGTTTATATGAAGTTAATTATGAAACAATTATAATATCAGAATGTATTAAAGATATCTTTGATAATATTAAAGATTTTATTTTAAATGATATTAAATATGAAAATGAAGAAAATAGTATTTATTTTATTAATAAATATAACAAAAATAAATTTTTAAAACGTATTTATTATTCAAATGATAATATTACTTTATTAAATAATTATTATAAAAATAAAATTTCAAATGATTTAAATTATAAGCCAACAATTAAAGTTTATAAAACGGATAAAAACGCAGTTATTCCATCAAAAGCATTTGAAGAAGACGCTGGATATGATTTAACAATTATTAAAAAAATTAAAGATTTTAATTCAAAAACAACTTTATATGATACAGGTATTAAAATTGAAATTGATGAAGGTTATTATACAGAAATTGTTCCGAGAAGTTCAATCAGTAAATTTGGATATATTTTAGCTAATAATATTGGCATTATCGATAATCATTATAGAGGTAATTTAATGATTGCATTGACAAAAATTGCAGATGATGCACCAGATATTGTATTTCCATTTAAATGTTGTCAATTAATTGTTCGCAAACAAATTTTTTCGGATTTATATGAAATTACAGATGATAATCTATCATCAACAATTAGAAATGACGGTGGTTTTGGTTCTACCAATACCAATACTAATTAAATAACATAAATATTATTTATTAGAGTAATATATTTTTTTAGCACTATTAATATTTTTTTTAAATTCAATAAATTTTTCTTTATAATAATTATTAAATACAATATCAGAATATTCTGGATTTGATTTATTTTTTTTTAATTCATATGTTTTAATATGAATATCAAGTATTAAAATATCAATAAATTGATTTAATACTTTTTCATATTCTTTATTATTCATTTATTAATAAAAATTTATATTTACAAAATCATTTTTTATTTTAATAAATATTTATATTTTAAATGATTAATAGATATTATTTTTAATTCAAATGACTGGTACTAAAATGAGAATGGGTGGTGGAGGTATTAATTCATTGACTAAAGATACTATTTTAAGAGGTAAAGGACAAGAAATAACAGATATTAATTATGATAATATTGTAAATAATAGATTAATATTTATAGGTGATGAATTTATAATTGAAAAAACTAAATTAAATTTAGATAATATTAGTTATAGTAATATTTATTTTAATTCAAATTTATATTATTATAAATCAAATATTGATAGTAATTTTCAAAATAAATTAATTCCTGAATTAGGAATTATTATTAATAATAATAGTAATATTTCTGTTAATTTTTCAGATGGTGGATGGAGTAGTAATTATATATCTAATTCTATTTATACATTATCCGAAAAAATAGGATTTGGAACATCAATACCATTATCATCAATACATATAGTTGATCCTAATGCAAAAATATTAATTAATAATACAAATCATTCATTTGAATTAGGATATGATACAAATTATATTTTTTCATTAGGAAATAATGAAAAACATCAATTAAAAATTCATACAGGAGCATCTGATAATTCACTTTATATTGATGATTATAGTACTACAAATATGAAAAATATTTCAGTTAGTGGTTTAACAAATTTAACAAATAATATTAAAATACAGAATAAATCATTAAAAGATTGGTTAATAGAAGATAATAAAATTGCAACGCAAGAATATGTGAATGATAAAAATTTTTTAACAAATGATACAAATTTATTGGGTAAAGGTTCAAATATAACTGATTTAGATTATAAAAATATAACTTTTAATAAATTGATATTTAATTCACCTCTAAAATATGATTATGAAAATAATACAGTAGATGCAGATTTAACATTATCTGGTTGGACAAGTAATATTATCACCGGTAATATTTATTCATCCTTTAAATCAAAAATAGGTATTGGAACATCAGAACCATTAGCATCATTACATATTGGGACAACATTATATAATAGATACAATAATAATAATGATGGAACATTAATAATATCAAAAACAGATTCTGATAATATTATTAATAAAAATTTTAAAATAGGATATGATGATAATTTTAATTTTTCATTTGGTAATTATAATATTAATGAAACACCAATATGGACTAAACAATTTTATATAAATAATCTTGCACCAGAAGGATCATTAAGAATTATTGATAATGGTAATATTAATATAAATAATTCATTGAATATTAATTCTAATTTATTTATACAAAAAAAAATAATTTTTAATAATAATTATAATTTAAATATTGATAATAATTATAATCTAAATATTGCAGATAATATTTTTATCAATAATAGTGCAAATACAATTGGTATTGGTATAGTTCCAGATGATAATTATAAATTAATAGTTAATGGAGATATAAAAACTTTATCTGATTTTTATGTTAAAAATATTTATGCGGATGATATAACTTTATCAAATTTAAATGTAATTATAGATATTAATGTTAGTAATATAAATACAAATGCAATCATATCAAGAAATATTAATAATGCTAATTTAATTACAACACAAAATATAAATGCAAATATAATATTATCATCTAATAGTATTATAGCAAATAATATAAATGCAAGAAATATTAATTGTTCTAATATTATTTGTTCTAACAATTTAAATATTAATAGAACACTTACAGGAAATATAATTAATGCTAGTAATATTACAATAAATAATATTTTAAGCTCCAGAATTATTAATGTATCTAGTAATTTAACAGCTGCATCAAATATTATTACATCAAATTTAAATGCAAGAATAATTAATGTTAGTAATATTAATTCAAGATATATTGAAACAACTAATATAACTATTAACGATCAATTTTTGGCTAAAACAATTAATACTGATTATATTAATAATAGCAATGATATTTCAACAAATAAACTATTTTCATCTAATATTGATACATTATATATTGATTCTTCTAATATTAATGTTAGTAATATAAATATTATAGATACAATACAAGCAAATAATATTAATTCTTCATATATTATTAATAATAATAAAATATTATGTGATAATATTGAAACTATAAATAATATTATATGTAATGCAACTATTACAAGTAGATCAATATATTCTGGAAATATTTATATATCAGATAAAATAGGTATAAATACATTAGATCCGATATCAGAATTACATATTTGCAATAATAATTTAACAAATACTAATACATCAATTATTATTACTGGAATTAATAATAGTTTTAAAATAGGATATGATTTTAGTGATCAATTTTTATTAGGATCATTTGATATAGTATCCAGATCATGGAAACAACATATATTAATTAATAATAATGCACCAGATTATGTACTTACGATTAAAAAATCAGGTAATATATCAATTGGTTATGATCAAGATATTAATGATTTATATAAATTAAATGTAATAGGTGATTTAAATGCTATTAATATTTATGAGAATGGTGTTAAAATATTAAATAATAATGCCATAAATAATATTATAAATACTAAATTAGAACCTTATTTAACAATTAATGATGCTGAAAATATTTATATGACAAAATATGATGTTGAAATTTCAATAGATAAAAATTTAAATATAATGGAAGATCTGGTTTCATCATTATTTTCTAAAAATTCAAATATATATACAAGTCAAAAGAAATATCCATATGGAACAATATATGATTTTGATACAGCAGTTGTTAATAATATAACATCATTACAATATTATGAAAATAGTAATATATATGGTATTAAAGAACAATTTAGTGAAGTTATTATAAATAATGATAATTCAGAAACAATTTTAAATTATACTATATATTATTCAAGTGCTATAATTAAAAATGACTTTTTTATTTTAAATAAATATTATATATTTCTATATGGAGATAAATATAATAATTTAAGAAATAGTATATCTTGGGGAAGTGATAATTATTATATATATTATCAAATTACAGATAAAAATATTTCTGATTTGAATAAAAATAAAATAATAAAACCAAATAACACAATTAGCAATAGTGAATTATATTATGGTGATTTTATAATTATTAAATATGATTTTGATTTAGTTTTATCTAAATTTAGATTTTATGTTATAAATAATATTAAAAATTATAAAATACCAAATGCACCATCATTATGGAAATGTTATGGTTCAAATGATGCTAATATATGGACAGAAATAATAGCTGCATCTAATGATTTATTAGATAATGCTTTAAATTTTAACTCTTATATAGACTCATTTGATGGTTATGCATATTATGAACAAAATATAAATTTTGATATACCATATCGTTTTTTTGGATTTGTGTTTAAAAAAATTATTCATTTTAATAGATTTGATAGATCTTTAAATAATGTAAGTAAAGCACTTGAATTATTTAGAATTGAATTATATGGTAAAAAACCTATAACTTCTATATATATATCATCTAATGTATTAACTCAATATTTATCAAATTATACAACAAATAATTATATTATTGATAATATTCAAACTAAAATAACTACTTCATATCCTTTAATTATTAATGGAAATAATATAAGTCTTGATTCGAGTTTTGTTGCTGATTCTGATACACAACCAGGACTATCAAATTTGATAGTTAGTTATATTGAATCAAAAATAGATATTTGGTCCAGAAATCAAAATAAAATTTATTATATTGGTGGTTCTGTTGGTATTGGAACAACAGATCCAAATCCAAATTTAATTGCAGATTTAAAATTAAATGTAAATGGTTCAATAATTACATCTAATATTAATAATATAGGAAATATTAATAATATAGGAAATATTACAGCTAATAGATATTTTGGAGATGGATCATCACTTACAAATATTAATTATAATAATATTGTAGGATCAAGTAAACCTAATTTTGAAAATCTTAATAATTGGAATTTATTTATTAATCAAGTTATAAATACTTCAAATTGTTATTATTTATTAAATGGTAATGTTGGCATTGGATATAATATTGGCGATAGTTTAATATCTAAATTATCTGTTAAAGGTAATATATATTCTACTGGTGTAATAAATGCTATGAATAATTTACAAGAAAACAATATTAATATAAGTGATAAATATTTAAATATTAATGGTGGAACAATAACTGGATTTATTGGAATTGGAACAAGTATTTCAGATATATATAGAGTTAATATTAATGGTAATTTAAATACTACATCATTATATATAAATGGAGTATTAATTAATTTTGAAAATTATGTTTCATTAAATTATTTAAATGGATTTATGGAAAATTATCTAACTATTAATAATCTAAATAATAGATTATTATTATATTCAAGAACTGGAGAAGATCCTAATTATCTTAAATTAACAAATGGTATAGTTGAAACAGATATAATTTTTTTAAATCAAATATTTACATCAAATTTAATTTCTTCTAATATAAATGTCTTAAATCAAGTATCAACACCTAATTTAATTTCTTCTAATATAAATGTTTTAAATCAACTATCAGTACCTAATTTAATTTCTTCTAATATAAATGTCTTAAATCAACTATCAGCATCTAATTTAATTTCTTCAAATATAAATGTTTTAAATCAACTATCAGTACCTAATTTAATTTCTTCTAATATAAATGTCTTAAATCAGTTTAGAACGCCCAATTTAATATCATCTAATATAAATGTTTTAAATCAACTATCAACATCAAATTTAAATTCTTCTAATATAAATGTTTTAAATTTAATATCAACATCAAATTTAAATTCTTCTAATATAAATGTTTTAAATTTAATATCAGCATCAAATTTAATATCTTCTAATATAAATGTTTTAAATTTAATATCAACATCAAATTTAATATCATCTAATATAATCTCCTTAAATCAAATATTAACATCAAATTTAATATCATCTAATATAATTTCCTTAAATCAAATATTAACATCAAATTTAACATCTTCTAATATAACCTCCTTAAATCAAATATTAACATCAAATTTAACATCTTCTAATATAACCTCCTTAAATCAAATATTAACATCAAATTTAATATCATCTAATATAAATGTTTTAAATCAAATATCAACATCAAATTTAATTTCTTCTAATATAAATGTTTTAAATCAAATATCAACACCTAATTTAATATCATCAAATATAACATCTTTAAATTTAATATCATCTAATATAAATGCATCAAATTTAATATCATCTAATATAACCTCTTTAAATTTAATATCATCTAATATAAATGCATCAAATTTAATATCATCTAATATAACCTCCTTAAATCAAATATCAACACCTAATTTAATATCATCTAATATAACCTCCTTAAATCAAATATCAACACCAAATTTAACATCATCTAATATAATCTCCTTAAATCAAATATCAACACCTAATTTAATATCATCTAATATAATCTCCTTAAATCAAAT